TTAATCAATAATAATGTAACGAACTTTATTTTTTTCTTGTTCTACAAGGTTTTTTTGGTGTTGTTCTTTTTCAATTTGTTTGAAGATAATATATAGTTTGATTGCAATGCCACTAAATAACAGCAATATACCGCCAACAATATATTGCCATGGAACGGCAGAAACAAAAAAATAAGATGCAGACAAAATTCCAATGGAAGAGAATACTATCACAAAAAGTGCAGTACTGATCTTTACTCCGGCAATGAAGGTATCTGTGATAAATTTATAGGTATCACGCATAGATGGCCCTTCCCTTGATTTATATTGTTACTCTACTAAATTTCTGTTGGTTTTTCAATCAAAAAGCCCCTTAATCGCCGTTGTTGCCACGGTTTTTATCAAGTCAAACGAGAGATCGATATCTTTTGTTTTGATCGTACTTTTAACCGAGTTCCAAATGCGGTCATTCCGGATTTTGCCTAAGAATTCGTGCCCTTATCATTTGAGGGAAAGAGCGGTGTAATCTTCGCTGCCGTCATCGGATAAATTCTTAATCAGAATCAATCCGGCGTCGTTTAACAGTCGGTAGTGATATTCCACCACATTTTGCGTTATTGGCGTAATAATAGCAGTGATCGGTAGTATTTGTTTCATCGTTCACGCGATAAATAAAAAATAATTTAATCAAGATCAAAAAACCAGTTTGGTATCAACGGGGTAGAAAATTAAAGAATACTTTTTTTATAATTGGGGTCTTCTCTGTCTTTTATTTTTTGGTTTACTTCTTCTACTATATCCTTATGTAAGTATGTAATATCCATCCTATAATATGGTTCTTTGAGCATTATTTTTTTATACAAAGATATTTGGATTATTATTTTATCATTTCTATATTCATTTCCCCAAAATAAGCAATCTCCGCTCTTTTTACATACAACTCTATCTATTAGGAGTTCTTCTGCAGTAAATACTTTTTCAGATGAGCCGTATTTTTCTTTTAAGAAGATATTATATTCATCATGTTTTTTAGGGCTTCTATTTCATTTTTTTCTTTAGGATAATATGCGGTAATCTCGACTAGTGTTTTATCAAAAAACCTTAATTGATAATCCTCCGCATTTATATCATTCTTTGGTGCTTTTTACTTCAAAATCTTTAAATCCATCTTTTAAAAATCTTAAATCTTGTTCAATACCGCCATACTGTGCGATCACTTGTTGTTCCGTTACTTTCCAATCAAATCTAAAAGGAGCTTCAATTGTTTTTCATTACAACCACCTAAAAGCAGACTTATGATCCCAGCAAAGATTAATTTTTTTCATGTGTAATTCCTTCTATTAAAAATAACGTTTATTGCCGCCGGAGGTGTAACAGTATCTACCGCCCCTCGGTCCGTAGCAAGCACTACCTCTAATAGAGCAGGGGCATGGACCATAACTACTTTGGATTCTTTTTAATGTTGTTGTCTTAGTTGTTCTTTTAGCTGTATTAACCTTTTTTGTGCTACTAAAATTTTGCTTGGTGCTATTTAAGGTATTAGAAAGTGATGTATTTTTTGTCGCTGTTGTTGCCTTGCCAGAGACTTCGATAAGTTGCGGCATTCGCCAAGGGTTTAAACTAATTCTAAATAGATTCTCTTTATCTTTGCGGATTTGCTGCGTTTTTGTTAGTGGATTAAAAGAGCCGTAGCAGAGCCATTTTCCGTAAGGATCTGCGGTTACCGCAAATGGCCAATCTCCCTCGGGGATATAGAATACGGCTTTTTCTGAGGTATCAAAGCGCGCCAAAATAGTTTGTCGATACATAACGCCTAAGTAGCACCCGCCACCTTGAAAGCCTGAATCTCTGATGATGGTCACCTTGGCATATTCTGGATTATATTCTTGATATGCCAAAACCCTCTCAGGAGGAATATTTTTTGCCAACTGTTCCGGAACAGGAGCCGTTCCCGCACAACTTGCCAAAAATAGGCTTAATAATCCAAGCAATACTAATTTTTTCATACTTGCTCCTATTCGCACTTAAAATCGGAGTAACTCTATCATAATTTTCTGGCAATTAAAGTGAGCCGGATCAAACTTATAACCCCGCAGGGTGGCTCGTGAAAAAAGACTTCGCAAGTGCGGTATTAAGCGTGCGAAGTTTCAATATAATTATTAAGGCGATGACACCGCAACACGCTGAGCATAGGGCGACGATTATCGATAAGATTTTTATAATAGTCGATGTAAAGTAAATCCGCTGGATTATATAAGTGCGGTTGATTTTTGGTGATTAAGCTCGAAATTGATAAGTAAATTGCCGTTCCGAACCAGCTGACAATCGTCGCGATTAATATAACAATAAAAAAGGTTGTTATATTAGTGCTGACAAGGAGTAAAAATCGTCACCGGCGCCGGTTAACAAAAGATTAAATAGTTTTGTTGCGTTTTCTTTGTTGCCCACATTGGATTCCCGCAGTTGGCAAATTGATTTCACGACACTGGCAGGGGAGCGCATTTGATGCTCTAGAGCTTGCTGACAATCCGATTTACGGTGGCTTTTCGCCCCTGAAAACGCATCTGTTGAGTTAAAAAGCCTCGCAAGATGTCCAATCTTGTTGCGTTTTTTGCCTTGCATCTGCATTTTCAGGAACAAAAATCCCCTCATATTGCCAAATCCGGCCGCCCGCATGCGTTGCCGTTAGGACGTGAAGCAATTCATTTTCTATGCCAAAAAGAAACAAAGCGCATTTCCAATTATGTGTTTCATCGGGGCAAAGGCAAGTTAATCACCGATATAGACCGAGAAGATTTTAAGCGAGCGTTAGAAAGAGCGGATATAAAAGATTTTCGGTTTCATGATTTGCGCCATACTTGGGCCAGCTGGCATGTGCAAAATGGCACGCCTTTACTTGTACTGAAAGAATTAGGAGGCTGGGAAACAATCGAAATGGTGCAGAAGTATGCACACTTGAATGCAGGGCATTTATTGACCTACGCAAATCAAGTCAAACTCTCGTCAAACTCGTTGCCTGACTTCTCAAAAAGCATAGCGGGGAAGGATGAATTGGAAGAAACTTCAGGAAATAAAAAAGCCGTAAGTTATTGATTTAGCGACCATTACTTGCGACTTCATTCAGAAAAGTGGCGGAGGTAGATAGCTTCGATGACTTTCTTTGGTCGGTAGCCGTAAGCACCGATTTTGTTCGGGTCAAGTGTACGCCCGATGAGGTCTTCGATAGCTTGCAGATACTGCAATATTTTTTTTGCATTCGGCGTGTTCGCCTTGCCGTTGACAAGGTCGTTATAGCCGCGCTCCATGGTTCGTGCTTGTTGGCGTTTGCTGTCGGTTCCGAAAATACGGCGGCGTTCCGCACCCACAATCATCTTGTCAAGGTCGGTTTTGATATTGACGTACCCGGTTTTTGGGTTCATGAACAGTTTCGCCGCGGCAGGGGAGACCGACTCGATTCGAGCAATAGTCGGACGTAGAACATTCGCCGCCGCACGGATGTGCGCCAGTATTGCTTTGCCTTTTCGTACCGGCGGGCGTAACTGCGTACCGAGCAACCGTTCGTTGACCGCTCTTAAGTGTTCGTCGTACTTAGCCCGTTGTTCGGTGATTTGGTTCAAGAACGTTTTCTGTTCGACCGTGTTCACTTTCTGTTGGCGTCCGGTCAGTTTGGCGAAATCTGCTAACACTGTGTTGATAATCTCAGCGATTTGCGTACCGATGCGTTTAAACTTAGTGTAGATTGCGCCGGCAAGGGTTGTTTTTCGGATTTTACTGTCGATGTTACCGCCCTCGTAGAACAGGTTTTCGACCATGTTCTGCGCATAGGAGTCGGCGAACGTTTCCACATCCAACTTGTCGCCTTTCAACGCGTTGGCGTAAAGCTCCTCAAACTTCGCCGTGGTATCAATCTCCACCGCACCGGCGTCAAATGCCGCGCGGTAATTGTCGAGGACAACGTGTCCAAGCTCGTGTCCGAGTGCCAACGCCCAGTTGACGAGTTCGCGATTGTTGGCGTCATCTTTCAGTCGCGGCATGACTATATCAAAACGGATGCGCCCATCGACAGGGTCAACGGTCGATTCCACGCGAGAGTCGGCAAGTGTCGCCCCACTATCGAATACGATGTCGATATTGTGCGTTGCCGGCAGGTTGAGTTTGTTCAGTAACCCAGCAACCGATTCGTAGAAACGTTCGCGTACCGGGTTACTCCCGCTCTCATGTAACAACGCTATCGTGGTGGATAATCTCGTTCTTTTAACTTTGTTCGGGTCCGTTACGCGGGTAATTGTGTTATCGACTTCCACACGCGCAGTGCGTTTGCCGAAATCTTTCGGAAGGTCTTTGACGAATTCTTGCGCCAACTGTGAAATGATTTCAGCCTCGGTCAACTCAACATCTTTCAGACCGGTCATTTTTTCATACGCTTTCACAGCGTCCAGAGAGTATTTCGCGTCGGTGTCAGATTGCTCTGCCATCTGGTGTACATCGACTGATGTTTGTAGCTTAAATACCCCTTTGTCAGCAAAATGCAGTGCCAGCACGCCGTTGTACTGGGCAACTAATGCGTTCACTTTTTCGAAGTTGTCAATCGGGTTTTCAACTACATGTTCGGCGACCACTTTACCGTCGACGATCTCAGTGACGTACAAGGTTTCAATCGGGTCAAACACGGTGCGGTAGATAATGTGCCGTCCGCCGCTGACATGATTCATGTTCAGATTAATCGTCGCACGGCGTTGTTTATGTACCAGTTTAGCGTCGGCGAGGGCTTCGAGCGGGGAGCGGTTAGCCTTTTCCGCAATACGTTCAGGGAATGATGAATTGATAGGGTCGGTGGTCTCAGGTACTCCGTCATCGTAGACGTCGACTCCCGACTGTTTGTTGACAAGGTCTCGTTCGCTACGGAGTGTCGTCTTATCGCCGAAGATTTGGGATAGCTCCTCATTACGCTTATAGTCGTTCGCCATCTCCCGTACTTGTCGCCGGGCTTGGTAGTACTGTTGCTGGATGTCACCGAGTCGTTTTTTTAATATGCCCGCGGTTCTACCGTCGATTAGCTCACTGCGAATACCGAGTTTCGCTTTACGGCTGTTGAGGACGACGTTTGACAGATATTCCGCGGTCACTTTTAGCGCTTCCGATAAATCGTGCATATGGGTGCGCGCGATGTCGATTTCGTCTTTGTCGATTGTACGCCCCTCGTGGACAAAATCGCTGCTCAGTAAAACCTCGGCAAGTTCGGCGTAAGTCGCGAAAACATCGTCGACCCCATCCACGAGCTTTTCAAGGTTTTTCAGTTTCAACGCTTCGCGGACAATTGCACCCATATCACGTTTTACGACCGGGTCGCTTTCGCGAGGCATTTCTTTCCGTTGCTTCTGCCAGTCAGATAATGCTTTCCGCTTCTCGTCCAGTTCAGCATGCAAACGTTTGATTTCCGCGTTTTCATAGGTTTTCACCGCAATTTCATTGCGCCGTTGTTCTAGCCCCGCGAGTTCTGTGTCAAGGGCGTCGCGGTCTTGTACAACGCCGCCGGATACCGGCGCGTCGGCAAGTTCACGCTTCACTCTGTCGGTATTGGCATCAACTTCGGCTAGCCCGTTTTCGCGTGCTACTTTGTTGACGGCCGTATAGAGGGTGTTTGACGCGGCGGCAACCTCGGCTTGGAGTCGTTCATTTTCGGCGACTATTTTGCGGTCACGTCGAATTCGGTCACGCGCGTTTTTTGCGTCTTTGCGATTGCCGAGAATGGAATCAGCGCTATCGAGTAGCTCTTTTAAATTGTTGAACGCCTCGTCGCGAGCCCGCTCAATTTTACGCGCATCGGTCCACAGATTGTTGCTTTCGAGTATTTGCTTTTGTACCGCACGATAGTCGCCCATCGTAACGTATCCGTCGGCAACACGGTAGATGATCTTGCTGTCAGGGAGGTTGCTGAACGCCTCGGAGACATCGGCGAATTTGCGTGTGCCACCGCCGTCGTACTGTGTCAATACAGACATCATATCACTGACACTGCTCACAAGTAGTTGCGTCGGGGAACCTTGATATACTTTTTCATTGTCGACGACTATCTGTTTAAGTAACTTGACAAGATTAATCTTGCGTGTGGAGCCATCGATGTAATTAAGTTCGGCAACTTGAGAAACCGGCGTTCCATTACCGACATAACCGTAGCGGTCAACGATACGGTTGATGTTGTCAAGTTTAATATCCGCAGATACAGAAGCATCGCTCAGTAGTCCGGTGTCATTAAGTAATTCGATAACTTGCTCCGGCAGCATGTCGGCAACCGGAGCCTCGTTGAGTTTGGCAACCGCTGTTTTTATCCCGTCAATGCCGACTTTCACCTGTGGGGTTTCAGTGACGATGTTCACCAGTTGCACCATATTACTGCCACGTGTGAGATTATCTAACAGTTGTTCGTCACTGATTTTCTCACGGATGTCGCTTGCAATCTGGTGTTCGCGTTTGGTAAGTGTACCGCGCTCTGCGTGTTTGGAAACCGGATGACGTTTTGCGTTGCGGTATACAGCATGGTCGATTGCAGACAGCACTTCGCGCGCTTGTGTCGGGGTTACTCCGAACGAGTTCGCCATCGCTTGAATTTCATCATTGCTTGGGGTCAGGTATTGCTGGGCGATTTCGATTAACTTGGCTGATGTACCGTCCAGTACCGCCTCACGACCTTCTTGTGCTGTGCGAAGTGCGTCAGCGGATAGTTTGCGGATGCCGCCGCCAATTGCCGCCTGTCGCATTTGTTTGGTCAGCGCGGTTGTAGTGCGCTGTTTTTGCTGTTGTGCGTTACGCTCGATGACGTTACTAAGTCCGTCGCGGATGGCGTGAACCATCGGCTCAAACTCTGGCATATTAGTGCGGGTGTCGTTTTTCAGTGTTTTAATGTCGTCCGGCAGTACGTCGAGTAACGCCTCGTAAGTGCGGTACACTTTGAGTTTATCACCCTCTGTTTTCTTACCCGCGGCGACGTCTTCAACTGCGCTTAACACCGCTTCAAGTCGGGCCACATTGTTCACATCAAAACCGTCGGTACGCGTTTTGACTTTTTCGCTTTGGATATTAACACCGTCAGCCAAATCCTGTTTATCGTTCTCGTCTACCGAACCAAAGCCTTCACCGTCACGAGCAACATCACGTGACCATAACAGGTGTAAGGATTCATCTTTGAATCGTTGCTCGTCCGCGGCAATGTCTTCTGGGGTTGCTACCACGCGCTCGTGCTGCGGCACAAAGTCTTTGCCGAGCTTCTCGTTACGGACGTTTTTACCTTCAACCGACTGGTCGACGGCAGTGTTCAACTTTTCGTGGACGCGCGACATCTTGTCGCTGTCAAGGCGACGCGCGTCGTCGTACCGCACTTCATGTTTAAAGTTGTCAATAAGGTAGGCGTCAGACAGCTTGTCTTGTATCGCGCGGGGGGAATATTTACCACCGGCGTAAGTTGCTGCAAACTCGTCAAGGGTCTTGGCATCGGTTGTCGCGACAGAGGCAAGCAGCGGCGCGTTGACATAGCGTCGGGTATATCGCTCAGTAATGTCGGCAACGGTGCGGGCGTCTTTCCTTTTGATAGCGCGGTTCAGCTCGGACAATACCCGGTCGGTATTCGCCCGCGCGTTACCGGCGTCCGCAGTAAGCGGGGTGATATCCGCAAATCCGGCGACCACCGCGCGTTGCAGAGTGCGGATAGCGCTTGTTTTTGCTGACTCGGAGCCGTGTTGGTCGCGTTTAAGGCGAGATTCTACCATCACATCGTCGACGGTTGCTTCAAGATTTGCGCCGTATGTTTTACCGGTGCGGTTTTCACTTCTGCGGGGTTCAGGGATGTCGTCATCACTAAAATAAAACTCGTCTGCGCGCCCGTATTCTTTTTCGATACGGTCACGATAACTGCGTGCGTGTTCAAGCGCTGTTTGCTCCTCTTGCGGGGTAAGTTTCGCGTTGTAATCAACCTTTTCACCACGTAGCCGAGCCGCGCGCCGTTCAGCAACCGCGCTTTTCGACTCGATGTCTTTAGTATCAAAGGCGCGTTGCTTCTCCAACACGTGTGAATCGACAACCTGCAAGATACCCCGCTGCACCTCGTCGTTGTCCGCGACACGGTCGATAATATCGACCACCTGTTCAACTCGACCATTGTTAATCAGATAGCGCGCGTTAGCCGCCTCACTTTCGCTCAACGCCTCAAGTACAACGTCCTGTATCGGTTTGTACAACGCTTTCGGCATAGTTTTGTCACCGCGTAATGCGTGTTCAATAAGTCGGCGAACATTGTAACCGTTACGGTTATTCCAGCCTTTCGCGACGGGTGCTTTAGGTTGCGGTTCGGGGAATAAAGCCGATTCTGCTCTGGCCGCTTGCGCTTGTTCTTTGGCGAATGCCGCTTCTTCTTGTGCAAGGCGTTCTTTACCTTTTACTACTGCGTTGCGGATGCCATCACTCCATGTTTGGCTGCGTGCAGCGACACTGTCGTTGAGTGGTTCCGGCGCTGGGCGCTCTACGTCAGGGTAACTATCATCGAACGCAATATTTTCAGATTGCGTTACGTTTTTGCTAACCGGCTCTGTGGCCGCTTGTGGCGCGGGTTCGTGAGTTTCTTTAACTGCGTTTTGTTGCGCTGTAACCGCATGTGTGGCAGGTTCTGCCATAGGTGATGGTGCAACGTTCGAAAAACCTTGCTCATCCTCAATGTTCAGGTTCGGATTGTAGTTGCTTGCTTTACCTTTGAATACGTTACCGTCTACGTTCACTTGGACGGTTTCGTCGCCGGGTGCGTGGGTTTGGTTAGCCTCCGCCATTAACGTTTCTTGCTCTTTGCGCTCCGCGTCACGTTTTTGTTTACGTTCGTACAACCCTTTACCTGCATGGGATACCGCTCGACCCCCGCCACCAAATGCACCGCCAACCACTGCACCTGCCGCGAACGATTCGATTAAGCGGTCGCCGAGCGGGGCGAGCCTGTCAGTGTCGCCACCGGCCGCGATAACCCCACCTTCTTTTACCAACTCTTGTAAGGTTTCCGTCGAGCCTTCGACGATACCGCCGAGCGCAAGTCCGGATGTGAGGTCTCGCCCGACACTTAATGCTTTCGCTTTGAGGGTGTTGTCGACAACCTCTTTCGACACTTCTTTGCCGATACCGAGCGGTTTCAACATGTTTTTGACACCGAACTCTAACCCAGCAACATCGAGTGCCGCCATTGCGCCGCCGGTTAGGAGCGCTGCGCCGCCAGCGTCCTCGACTCCCGCTTGTTGCATGGTTTCGTAAGCGTCACCGGTATTTTGGGTGAACGCACTTGCTCCAGCTCCCGCACGGAGGCCGAGTTTCCAGCCCGTACCTAATGCGGCACTTGTACCACCGGTCGCTATGGCTGCACCGATGTCGACAGCAAGACCGGGCAGTTGTTCGCCTAACCGTTCAACGATATAAGTTCCGACGTCACCGATAGAGTGGATATCATCAAGGGTTCCGACTTTAGTAGGGTTGTATTTCTGTTCGAGTTCGTTGTATGTAGCACCTTCTTCCCCCCACTGTTGTAGGGAGGCGGAGCCGATAAAATTACCTGCGGCGGCTGTAGCGCTGTAAAGGGAACCTTGTAATTGGTCAACCCCGCGAGCCAGTGATTTTGTGAATGTGTTTTTTGCACTAGTACTTTTTGGGGTGTGTACATATGGGTCAAAACCAAACATTTCCCGAGCATCGCCGTTTAGCAAGTTAAGTTTTTTATGTACACTATGTAAGTCGCGAACCTCACTGTCTTCGTCGTCGCGGCCCATCCAGCGGTTCATATCGCGGGTTATCGTAGCACGGCGTACATCGTCGGGCAGAAGAGAGCCAGCGTATTGCATTGGTGCGGCGATACCAGCACGAATAAGTTTTTCGTTACTGGTTAGCGCGCCGTCATTACTTTGCAATGTGCCGAGTTTACGTCCATACCCGCCGTGTTTATTGTTGATATTGACCGCCTGCGGAGTATTTTCAGCAACGGTCTGCGCTAAATATCCGCTAATAGACCACCCCTTGTCGCCGTGTGCTACTTCGGGGGTGTCAATCCCAGAAATACGTATATGGCGACCATTGACTATTGCTGTATCGCCGTCGATAAAAATCGTATCCGCCAGTCTGTCTTTTGTATTCATCGAGCAAACCCTTTATCTGCAATCAGTTTTACGTAATCAATAAGCGCTCTGGTATCCTTTTCGCCATTTTCTACCATAAGGCTCACCGCGGTATTGAGGACGCGTGGGGTGGAGTAGCGACTACCCATAGACCGTATCTCTTTAAATGTGTCACTAATAATCAACGCGTCATCTTTGAAGTTATGTTTGTTCCTCTGCAACCCGAATATACCGGCCGCAGGGTCTTCGATACCGTTAAAGGTCATATATTGGGCTACTTCAGCGGACATTGTTTTCAATGCTGGGTCACCACGATCTTTTTCCGTGAGAGTGGTGCCATCATTTAAGTAAGCAACAACGTTGTAAGCGTTCGTTTGTGCCTTACCTTTATAGTCTTTACCGACATTATCCGACGCAATCTGCGCGACTTCTTTGCCAAAGCTATTGATGTCTTTCCATGAGACCTGATTACCTACAGACGCGGCATTTTTAGCGCCATCTTGCCACGCTTGCGCACGACCTTTTGCCTCTGCGTCTTTTTTAGCAAGCATTTCGCTGTAAACTTCGACCGCACCATCGGCAAGCGACAGCCCGGTTTCTCGGATAGCTTCGGCGTAACCAATCGCCTGTTTACGGGCAGAAGCACCGCCTGTTTTTGCAATGCTGGCAAGTTGCGCAAGGTCGTTCTTCGCGGCGTTTACCCGACGCTCGTCAGCTGCAACAGCTTGTTGTTCTCTACTAATGCTACTGGCGGTAGCGGCGTCCTGCCGAATACTCGCAAGACTATGGTCAGTACCGAGTACGGTGTTAGTCGCGGCAGGGGCGGCAGCGACGGCAGAAGCAAGTGTGGCCGAAGCGCTGCCGGCTTTTGAAGAATCGGAGTTAACGTATGCAGGGTTTAGTGTTTTCTGTGCGCCCCGGTCGAATATCGGTTGGGTCGCACCGAAAGTACCGCGTTGTCTCTTGGCGTTCTCTGCCGCCTGTTTACCGGCGATATTGGCAGAATCAGTAAGGTAGTGTTTCACCCCCTCGCTATTTTCGTATAGTGCGGTAACTTGTGCAGGGGTCAGTTTATCCGCACCAACGACGGGTGCGGTTGTTATACCGCCATCGCCATTACGAAAACTGGTGATTACTCCGAACGTACCATCACCGTTTTTTACCATGTCAACGCGCACATCATCACTGTTAATGCCAAGATTTTTGGGGTTGAAACCGGTCTCGCGGGAAATTAACGCTCCGGCGTTTCCAGAGTTCTGAACCAATTTACCTTCGCCAATACTACCGACGATCTCGTCGTCGTGGATACCGGACACTCTGCCGGCAGTGTTAAGTGAAACGCCATCTTTTAACCCGAGTTGACCGCCAATAGCACCACCGAAACCGTTAGCCATGTTGATAAGCTGAATGTCAGACTCGCGCTCGGCCTCATCCCGTGCAAGTGCGTCATAGTACTTGCGTGCGCTAAGGTTATGATTAGCCCAACCGAGCGCGTTCGTGGCTTGTCGGCTGCGACGGGTCTCAGCTAAAACGTCGCGTTTATGCGACATATCGTCAGTGTGCCGGGTTTTATCAAACTCGTGCGAGGTCTGCCATTGTTGGTCTTTGACCGTATCACGGGATTTTTGGTAGTCCATATTCGCATCGAACTGCCGACGCTTATCTTCGCGGTCGGCGAACCCGAAGTAGAGGTTGGCAATGGCTTGTGCGCCTTGTAAACCCGCCAATAGTTTATTTGACATTTGGACTCCTACAATCTAATTCGTTAAACCCTAGTTGGATAGTGTCAGCCATGTATGACATTAAGCGTTCAATTTGACGACGGCGCTCGGCAGCTTTCTCAGGGTGGTGTTTCTCTATCCATGCTTGATGCCCCTCGCCCCAGTACGCGGGGCAAGTAACACAGTCGATACCGGAGTTGGCGTACTCGTAAAACGAAGGTAAAATACCGCGCGCGTCGAGGAATGACATTACTTGTTCATCGCTCCAGTCGTAGATAGGGTAGGCGAGGGTGATTCCGCCACTTTTTTCGAGGTGGTTTACAGGAGTTTTTAGCTCCTCGACTTCGCGGCATCCTCGGATAAGCAGGTCGTACCCACTTTTTTCTACGAACTCCATCATCGGTATCATCGTCGTACGCGCGCAACAATCTAATTTACTTTGGATGTGGTAAGGCTTATTCGTACTTGCAGCCCAAATGGCTGCGGTTTCTTCACTACGAACCATTGGAGACGGTAGTCCAAATTCATCGCGGACAGCGAATGAATTCGATTTAATAACGTGTAGCCTTGCGCCAAATAACTTCGATATGTCACCAATACAACGGACAGTTTCTTCCGGGGCGTCACCGGTGTTCAGATAGGCCACGTCGAAGCTCCGGCAGCCCTGCTCGATGAGAACGAATAACGCACAAAGGGAGTCGCGCCCGCCGGAAAGTTGGAATAACGGTTTTTTTGCTGCATGTATAGCTTGGATTGTGGATTCTAAAAACATACATCTCCTTAGAGCATAACGCCCATCATAGCCAAACCTGCTACCATACCGACATTGGAATACGTCTGCTGTTTCTTCGCGGCTTTCGCATTCGCGGCCTGCTGCTGGCGAGCGGACTCGTTACCTGCGATACCGCTCAGTGTGCTGGCGGAGCCGGACTTCATCGCGTTGGTGGTGGCAATCAGGCGGTTTAGTGAGTCAACGTTGTTTTCGTACTGATTGACGCGCGCCGTATTGATATTTGCCGCATTACTTGATGCGGCGTCCATACTGTTAAGTCCGGCCATCGCAATTCGTTGCGATGCGGTCAAGTTTGTGCCGGCACGCGATAGTTAGCGGTTGTTCATGCTCTCGTCAACACCAAGCGCGGTACGTTGGATTTGTTTTTGTGCGGCATCGACTAACGCCGTGCTTGATGTCGCTTTTGCGCCGTCATTCAACAGCTGTCGGATGTATGGCGACATGGTCGCCCAATCATCTTTATATGCCTGAGCTAGTCTATCTTCTAATTTCGACATCTGCTGACCCCGTTAAAAAATCCTGTCATATGTGCCGCGCTTAACTGGATTATCCCAATCGTCGGTAACATGTTGTTTGTTTTTGGAAAATACCCCGTAGCCGTTTTTGTACGCACCATACGCACTCAAACCCGTGCTGGCTAACGCCCCGACCATTTGCATACGGGCAGCGCTGGTTTGCGCCCGCGCGTTCTGCGCATTAATAGCTTCTTGCGTCTCTCTTTCCGCCTGTTGCAACAACCCTTTACTGGCATTGTCCACTGTACCGTTCATTGCACGGAGCGCGGCGTCTTGTCGGGCGATTTTGTTGGTTTCTGCTGCACCTTTCGCCCTGATAATGGCGGTATTACGGGTATTCGCGCTATCGGACGTAGCGGTAGAAGCGGCAAACGGGTTAACCGCTCCGATATAGGTGTTCCCTGCATGCCCCATCACGTCTGCATTTGCTCTTGACGCAGTAATGTGCGACAAATCCCTACGAGCTTCTTTAACATACTGTGGCATGAACTGCTGGTTATACCCCTGCGCCATGTCATAGCGTTTTAATTCGATCTGTTTTGAGGCGATCTCACTTGCCGGCGTTTTCGGTGCGCCGCCACCGCCACCACCACCACTCATTACTTATCCTCCAGATAATCTTCCAGCGTTTCGTCGTGGAAAAACTGACGTACACGCAGGGTGTTCTCCATTGCGTAACGACCGCCGCCGAGAATCTCCATACAACCAATAACAACCGACACAAGACTGTCGCGGAGAACGAATGCTAAAGTCTGGTCGTGCTTGCTCAAACCTTCCATCTCAACTGACGCGATATAGTCGGCAAAAGTGAGGGTAAGAAGTGGGGCAAGCGCATCGATATTCTCACGATAAAACGGATTCATCGGAATAGTGACCAGCGCAGTGTGGAATGCGTGTACCACATCCATCTTGGTTATCGGCTCGTCACAGTCGATGAGGTCATCAACAACCTGCGACAAGCGACCCAGTGCTATACAGAACTCGACCGCATCAGGATGTTCAAACAACACTTCATTCAATAAGTTACGTTCAGTTTCTGGGGTTACCATGAGAATTTACACTCCCTAACGACAGGGATGTCGTTACTTTTCGCTTGACGTTTAGCCTGTACCAACAGGTCTGCGTAAATACCGTAGTGGTATTGTGATTGCCCGAGGTCAGTCCAAGGACGGTTCGGCATCACATACAGTTTCGCCATAACCAGCGCGCTGATAGCGCGCAAGAACAAACCGCTATCGCGTGGAATCTCACACTCAACGGAGTCCCGCGTCGGGGCGAAGTAGACAAGCGCCCGTACCGTATCCGTTGTGCTTGGGTTTTTAACGCCGTTGAACGTGACAGATAGCACTCGGCCGTGGCCGTTTTTAGTGCCTTTGACGGTATATCGAATACCGCTACCGACATCGTTAAATACGCCGCGTGCGGTATCCGCGTTTGCCAGCACTTCACCGTAGCGAACAGCGAGAATTCCGACAGGTTCAAGTTCATCTGTCGTACCGAAATGTACCTGACCGTTGGCAACTTGTGCAGTCAATGTGTCCTGTAAACAGCGGCTTTCGGAACAGAATTCCTGTACTGCACGCGGGATAACTTGCAATACGATGTGTTCAGGAATACCGCCGGTTTCGAGGGCGATATCATCCGCCAGTTCTCCATAGACAATAACGTCGTCCATGATTAATCACCCGTTGATATTCTAGACTCAACCCCAAGACGCTCGTAGAATGAACGGCGGAAGTATTCGGAGCGAGTTAAATCGTTCGTATACTCGGCGTTCTTCAAATATGCGCGGTAAAGAATGTAATCTACAATTGCCGGTGCAAACCAATCTTCGACCGGTACTTCCGATTCAACGCTGTCCGCAGGGGTTGGCGATTTGGCGATGACGACATCAATTTTATGTGTAGTGGTCGTCACGCCGGGGAATACATAATACGTAGTCGGAATATTCGGGTCGTAGGTGTAATACTTCGGTTCGGGTCCGGTTTCTTTGTGCCACAGCGGGTTTTGCTCGTCCAACACTTTGCGGTCAAGTAAGCGAATTGCCCGACCGGTTGAGTCGTTACGCACCACTTCAATCAATTTGTTGCTGTCGGAGGGGATAGTTTGCCGGGAACCTGCAACCAGTGTTACTGTACGAGTTTCAGCCCCTGCGTCACTTCTTGCGCTGGCTAAGGCTAATAGGCACTCGTTATACCACGTTAGCCACTCGGATTCAGGCCATTGCACGAAGTCAACGTCCTGCGCGGTAATTTTGGCGCGGTTGATTAATTCGGTTACTTTAATCTTAGCCATTTACTCATTCCTCGGTGGTAGAACTTACTGCTTTTTTAGCTCGGCTGGCGGGCTTTTGTGCCTCGACAAACGAGATATTAGACCCTTTTTCAAACACAATGTCGTCCTTGGAGAAGGGTACGTCGAGCGTTTCACCGGCTGCAATACGTACGATATTACCGGTAGGACCAAACACGCGGGCGGTAGTATCCCCGTCATTTTTTAGTGTGGTCATGGATTCATCCTCTTAATAGGTTAAAGGGGGCGAATGCCCCCTAGCCCCGATTAATGTTATGGTGTTTTGGTAGTGGTTGGTAAGGCAGTATCAAGGGCGATAACGCCAAAGTCCTGTTTCTTGCCGGTCACTTTATCGTGCCACACAGGTTTCAAGAAACCGAAGATTTTACCGTACGAAACCCCTTGTTGGTTTCCGTAGTCGAAAGTATCTTCTTCCCATTCACCCGGACCGATATCCGCCATCGCTAAGGATTGCGCACCACAGAACAATGCACGTTGACCGTCAATAGCACCTCCCGTACCCCATTTGTTACCCGCGGTTTTTCCGTCGCCACCGGTGGTTGCGCGGCGGGTGTTGAACACGTGGTGGTATTCGTGGATATATACGCCGTCGACCACTAACACGTCAGAACCGGCAAACAGCGGGTTACTTGAACCGCGAGTACCTGCATAACGTACGTTTTCGATGAAGTCTTTATCCAACTTCAATTGCGCCATACCAGCAGGGGTTACGAACATGTGGTATTTGTCGTTGTGAGTACCGACACCGCGGATATAGTTATCGCGGGCGTAGGCTTTCAGTTCGACAATATGACGGTAGCCCAGTAAATCGGTTGCTTTGATTTTACTGGTGTCACCTGCGGCGAGACCTGTACCATCAACGCGTAAATGACGAGCGTCAGTCGGCGCAGTGACATCTTTGTTGAATGCTAACGCTTCCAACAACAGCCCTTTTTCTTTGGTGCGGCCTTCGAATGTGCGCACTTTACCGGAGTTATCGTACTTGTAGTCGATACCGGATAAGGTCAGAAATGCTAACTGGTCGACGCGGTCTGCTAACCAGTGTGCTAACTGACGTTTAGCGTTTCCGCGGAATTTGATGACAGAACGTTGGTTAGCCATTTTACCTTTGCTACGTACTGCGTGACGCAATTGGTCCGCCGTAATAACTTGGTCGTAGGCTTTCATCGACTCTTCATTGCCTTCCAGCATGAAGTCATCGGTCACACCGTCCATCATCAGGTCAGCAATCAAGTGGATAACAGCTTGGTCACCGTGAGTGGTTTTGGTCAATTCAGTTACACGCTGAATCATGGAATCTTCGCCAGTACCGATAAAGTTGTTGACGAACATTTTGGCGCGGGCTTGTTGCCACAGCTCCATTGCCCAGACTTTCTTCTGGTTTTCCAGTAGCCCGGCGAAGTTGGTTAAATTGGTGTCGGCCATGTGCCGCCCCTCCTAGATAAATGAAAATGAATGTTTTTATTTACTCACTATCCGTAACGTGGAACGACGAGATTTGGTACGCTGCTAAAGTGCAGGGGACTGGTGTTTAACGTACACCAAACGAGTTATGTATATTGTTGCACAATAAGGTATTAAAATCAATAAAGGATACCAATTTGGTATCCTTTTGTATTTATCGACCTCGGTCGTACGGGCCAATGCCGGTGGAGCCGAACGATTTGTGGTTCAGTGGGTGGGTGGCGTAGGGTCGGACGCCACCGCTGAGGTGGCTAGTAGTCAAGGACTGCGAAGCAATTGCAGTAATTTCAGCGGTTGTGACTGCATTAGGGTGAAGGTACTCGCCGAGCGTTTTATATAGCAACTCAGCTACGCTACGCGATACATCCTCGCCGTTAATTTTAAGTTTACCGTCGGTAATAGTGGTGATAATCATAGATAATCTCCTCTCAAACGTGCCAACTCTTTCGGGTCTAGTGCATCGAACTCTTCTTCTGACATATTAAAAATATCAATTTCCGGTTTTGAATCGTGGCGTTCACCACCCACTTTTGGCGGAACTTTTGCCGCTTGTTCCAGTTTCGCTTTCACGTTCGGGGCTTTCACAGCAGGTTTTTTTTCAACCTCGGTCAGTGATTTCGCTTTAATTCCGTGTTTCGCAGACACCATCTCGGCGGCCTCGAGGATAGCCTCGCCAACGCTCATACCAGTCTGCATCAGCCCGTCACGAACCCGTACCGCCTCTGAGAAAATCGCCTCATCGAACGACTCCGTCTGGTCGTTGAATACGTCATATTCGCTCATGACGATGTCAGCCGCTTGCTGCGCTTCGCTCATAATACTGCGGGCTTGTACGGATTGTTCAGCCTCGTTGCGTGCCGTCTCATAGGCGTTTTGCACGGCCGCCCGCGCCGCAGCGTTAGCCGCATTCTGCATGCCGGTCGTCAACATCTCGTTAAATAGCGCATTCGCTTGTTCAACGTTACCGTCAACCATCGCGTCATTCATCGCCTTAAACTTACCGGCGTCTACCTGATATTCAAAGTCAACATTAACGTCCGCTGCAAGCGTTTGTTCTGCGCGCAAACGCGTTAATTCTTCCTCAAGCTGCTTACGTTTCTGGACTTCTTTTTTGAACCGGTCATAGGGGACGCGTTTCGCTTTTACCGCTTCATTGTCGGTCGGGCTCGCGTCATCTTCTGCGCCGTCTTTTTCGGTCGGGTTTTCGTCGCCCGCGGGCGTGTCGTCCTCCGTCTCAGGCGTCGCAGTGTCAGTTTCAACTGGCGGAGTATCCTCCGGCGTGTCGACCTTTTCGGGTGCGTCACTACTGGGGGTTTCTGCGGCGACCTCGTCACCGCGATCTACGTCGGTAGGCAGCTCATTATTTTCAGTCCCTACGTCACCGAATGCGGATGTGTCAATGTCAGCGGAAGGAATCGCGTCGTTAATCATGTCTTGTCTAGCCATTATGGTCTCCTAGATTATGGGTGTTTTGGTTTAGGGTAGTGAGTAACTGTTTTTTGAAGTCGTTCTCGACTTTTAGCATGTCACCTGCCAGTTTAGTGGCGGATGAACGTTGACTTTGAATGTCGCTGCGTTGCGCAGACAGTTGAGCCAATGCAACACGGGCTTTAAGTAGGTCTTCCGCCATCTCTTTTTTGGTCGCCAACTCAGATAACTTGACACCGACCTCGCTATAACCATCCAGTGACTGCGCTTTCGCACCTTGTAACGCGGCGCGCGCTTGGATTTCTTGAATCTCCGCTTCGATTTTCTCAAGATTTTTAACGCCTTGTTCAATCTGCATCTGCATTTGCATTGCTGCCATTTGCTGTTCTTCCGGTGACATCTCGCCAAAACCTTGAACTTTTGCCACCATGTCGGCGATTTCATAGCGTTTCGGCAAGTTAGAGTGCTGGATAACGATGTGGTCAGGGATAGCGACACCGGCTTCGCGCATACCGATAGCTTCACTGAATATCGTTTCGTCAACACTGTCGCGTGACGGTTGTAATCCGATAACGATGTCATACTTACCGCGGGTAATATCCGCCGGAACATTGCCCGTCTCGTCCGGCACGTTGACCGCATGTTCAATCTGCGGCTGTTTCGGATCGGAGTAGTCTGTAATATGGAAAATTCGCGTCTCGGTATAGAATTTCTGCACCAGCTCCAGAATCTTTTTCGCTAACATCCGACGAGTATGGTTGATATTCTTGCTCGGCATGGTCAACTGTACCTGACCGGCTTCACGCCGTTGGGTGATAGCGACCCCGGACACGTCAGCCCTGTCCATACCCATGATGGATTCATTGATGCCGGAAATCTGGCGCACCGACATCATCGCTTTTTGTGAGATGTTGTGGATGCCGCTCGGAATCTGGTTCGGCTGAATCTTCTCCGGCGGGGTGAACCCTTTCTTGTATTCGAGTACCGTACCGGTTCTCGACCCGCTATTCGCCAAGTCATCCGCGTCCATGTTAACAAGCGAGTTTTCTTCGATCACCCAACCGCTGTTCGCGGTGGTGTTGATAATATGCAACTCCTGTGAACTGACCTTATTAAATAACTCCTGCGGGCCGACGAGGTTACTGACCATGCCCAACGGGTTACCGCGGCGGAAGTATGGGAAGTAAGGGACGATAGTGAAGGTGTCGTATAGTGACCAGTCGTCAAATAACACGGTATACCCGGCACTGATAGTGGTGCGTACCGCGCGCTTCGTGATTTTGCGCAACCCGACATTCGGTTGTGAGTCCACTAACATCTGTAGTTTTTCTTCGTCTTTTGCGATGTTATCGGGCAAATCTTTCGTGTCACCGGTGATGAGGTCAACGACCTGTGTCAGTTTGCGCGAACGGTAATATTGTCGTTCAATAACGCGCACCCGTTTTACGTCTTTGTCGGTAATTGACCCGTAAAAGTCAGTTTGTTCAGGCTCGCCACCGTAGGTACGTTTCGACATCTCAAACGCGTCAGCGTCAGCAGCCAACGGTTCGGCGTATGACAGCCGTAGCGCTTTCGCTTTCTCGCTGCCGTATAACGTCTCAATCTCGGCCAAATCCATGAACCGCGTGATAAACACCTCGTTCCACGACGACGGGTCGGATTCTTTTGCTTGTGGGTCGGGGATAACGTCTAGCGGATCCTCCGCCGTAATTTTAATGTCACCTAACACGTTGTCGGTAAAATCAATACGCACGTCGAAATAACCGCGGTCTTGTATCAGTCCGTCGGCGATAACTTGCAGCTCGATTTGTTCGAGATTATTCTGCTGCGCCACATACTGATAGACATAGTTTAGGTCTTTCGCAGCCTGTTCGTTCGTCCCACGCGCCGGTTTGTATTGCACGTCGGCTTGTGATTTTGCCATCTCACCCATCGCAGCATTGACTGTCCCCAAAATCAAGTTCATCGTCAGCGCAGGACGGCCGGTCTCCTCGAGCGCGCGGCGGTCACGCTCATCCCACTGCTCACCGAGGTACATACGGTCATTGCGTTTAGCACGCTCGATATACTTACGGTGTCTCGTATCGCGGGCGCGAACATACCGCTGCCAGTTGTCATCAGCAATAACGCGTTGCTCACTCTCGTCTACTGTTTTCATTTGTCCACCTTATGAGGCCATGTGGCTCACGCCACGGTTGTTTGCTCCAAGCTGCTTTTTCAGTCTATCCCGCCACGACTTTTTAGGCGGTGGCGATTTCTCGCGGTTAGGGGAGAGCATCAGTATCATCTGTCCAATCCATGCCATCGCATCCACTTGGTCATCGTGCTTGCCGGACGGGAACGCCAGCATCTCGTTTTGTAACTCTTGGAACCACGGGGCGTTGCGCGGGAAGTGAACCCGTGCCTGCTCCATACGTCCCTGTATCGGGCGGGCGCGAGTCATCTTGTCGTTGCCGCGGGTTTTGAGCTTGATGTAATTAAACTGCGCCTTTTTCTCCGTCATCTCTTTGACGATGAACGGCTCAAGGGTCATTTCAATCTGACCGTGTTCGATGCCTTGTAAGGTAGGTGACCACACACGCTGGCACTCGAAAAACTGCTGTATCAACTCGTTAGATGACCAGCGACCGTAATATCGGTGCAAGACCCAGATGTCATTGTCCCGGTCAACCCCGACGACGATACCGCAAGTGAAGTCGTTTGTGGTTTTCTGCCCGATAGCCAAGTCCCATGCCGCGTAGATACGCAACGCTTCCGTCGGCGGGGCTGTGTCGTACAGCCTGAACTGGTCTTTTTTGAAGTAGTCACCGTCAGCGGATACCGGATTCTGTTGGTACAGTGCCTCCCAGTCACGCGGGATAAGTGTCCGTTTAATCTTGTTCAAGGCTTTGAGGTCGTAGCGTTCAGGGTGGAGTGCCTCGCCCGCCTTGCGGAACTCCTCGTCATGGGTCGCAATCGCAGGATACCGCACCACCTCCCAGCGGTCGGCGTCCTCCGGCCACTGCCCGGTTTCCGCCATCTCCTGCTCGGCTTCTTTCATACATTCCAATAACCAACCGCCGAGGTCATCTTGATGCCACCTCGTCATGATGATAAGAACACCGCCACCCGGCGCAAGACGAGTGTAGAGGGTAGAGGAGTACCAGTCCTTGACGGCTTGGCGAGTAATCTCGCTCTCCGCCGCTTCACGGTCTTTCACCGGGTCGTCGATAATTGCAATGTGAGAACCCCTACCAGTTATCGGTCCTTGAACACCCGCTGCGACGTAGCCGCCACCTGCCGACGTGTTCCACCGCTCGGCTGATTGTGATGATTCATCCATCCTCGTAGGGAATATGTTGTGGTAACGCTCGTCTTGAACTAACCCACGAACTTTTCGGGAGAAGTCGACAGCTAACGATGCAGAGTATGAACACGCGATGACGTCGTGTGCAGGGTTGTGTCCCAAGTGCCAAGCCGGGAAAGTCTTGGAAGCTATTTCTGAGTTATGTGTTGGTATCAGCTTTTTACCTACCAAATATAACCCGTCCACACTGTCGACCTGAATACAATTACCAAACTCCCCATTAGGGGCGTACTCAACGTTTTTTATCGTTACAGCTCTACGAAGCGCTTCCCGCTTCGGCTTTTTACGCTCCAGCGTTAGCGGTAATACCAAGTTCGGCTGAAAACCGATAGTATATACAGGAAGTGTGCCTTGGATACTGGAGGATGACATTGTTGGTTCAGCCTTATGGTAGTATGGTCTAAAACCTAATTCGGTCGCCAAGCGCAGAACGCCCGCTTTCAGCGATTCGTTGGTCGTTGAAAAAGTGACACGACCTTTTTTGTCGCAGCACCCGTCGGAGTCAACCAATCCCGCAAGCAGCTCTAGGCGTTGCTCAACACTGGTGATGAAGTATTTTTCAGGGATGTGTTTGTTATCAATCAGATTTTCATCCCTGAGCAGTCGCATCATCCGACCGCATGTACCGTCTTTTTTACCCCCGTTACGTTTTCTGTCGCCGTCGAAATAGGTAGTAACCACGCCGGTGGCCCTATGTACACAGACAGATGAAATTTTGTGCCCTAATTCTACGATTTTATCAATCATCGGCTGGTCATTTTTATCGTGAGTAATACACGCTTTTGACGACGAACCGTCGCCCAGCCAAAGCCCGAGGATATAGGGATGTAACTCAAGCCCAGCTTCGGGGAACTCGACCGCAGAAATGTCAGGTAACCTGTTTATATACCGTGTTTTAGTGCCGTTTTTCTCCGAGCGAGTGAGGTTGCCTACCAGAGCGTGGGTCTCATATTCGGTAAAAATTCTTTTGTTATGGCTTAGGGTCCACTCGTGGTTACCATGACAACGGATTTTCTCACCGTTACTCATTGTAACGACATAGTCGGCAGGCTGCTTATCAGATAATGCCACCACCCTCACAGGTTTTCCTGACGGGTGGAATACATAATCCCCGACTTTCAACGCTCCGTGGGTGGTCCACCCCTTAGTTGTCAATACCGGGGTGGAGTCTGCGCACAGTTTTCCACTCCGCGGCGGCATGAACAACATCAACCGCGGCGATTTACCCTCGACCACGTCTTTTGAGAACTGCTCAAGCCGACGGCAAATGTCCGCATGTACCCAGCCGGGGGTATATTGTTCGTTGAAGTACATTACGAACGGTAACAGGTTTCGCCGTGCCGCTTCCCGTCGAGCCAGTTCTTTAAGCGCTTCCTGCTCCTTGTTGAACGCCTCGATACGCTCCTGCTCGGCTCGCTCTGCCTCCGCTTTTAGTCGCTGCTTTAAAGCGAGCCGCTCTTGCGCTTCTTTCTGCGGAACAAACTCACGCGGACGGGTAGAGAGCGTCGGGACGTCATTGACCGACGCACATACCGAACAGACCCCGTCGGTGAACTTATCGCGCGGGCGGAATGTCTGACACTGCGGGCAGGTGACCATTTTACTCATTCGATGTCACCACATACTGGCTCGGGTCGAGGTTGTAGGTCATACCGGTCAATTGTTGCAGCTCGGTGTCACTGAGCGTTTCTAACTGTTTCTTGTTGGTAATCTCAATCTCTTTCTTCTCAGGCGCAGCCAGCCCCCACAGTTTGACTAGAGAATCCGTCGCTTTGATTTCTTCCGTAGCGTTCGCTGAGTGCGAGTGCGCTTGCAGGTACATCATATGTGCGTCGGCACGGGTAAACGTGATGTCAACCCCGTCGCTGATAGCCCGCTCGCGGATACGTTCGCGGTAGTAGATGATTGCCCGGTCCAGTTGCGGTTTGCGGTCATGTAGGGCGTTGATGGATGCCATGTCGTGTGGCAAGCCGGCTTTTCTGGCGGCCGCCGTCGGGGGGATACCGCGAAGTCGGAGCTGAATATATCGCTCTTCTTTCACGGTCAACGATTTAATCTCAAGGAGCGGGTAATCTTCCCGCATTTCGGCAATAGTCATATCCATATACAAAATGATACTAAAAAGGTATCATTTTTGCAATGGATACTTGATTGGGCAGTCTTTATTTGTTAAAGTGTTTCCATACTCCGCTATTCCCCCACTACGCTTCTCAGGTTGGCCAGTGGGGGCTTTTTTATTGCATATAGCGGGGCGCTATCGGATTTATCGTAGATTGGGTAACGCTTCTTATGATAGATGACTGTTTCCGTTTTATACTAGTTAATGCCCTCTGTTTGTTGATGTACACGTCGACCCGATTATCCGTTCTGATAGTTTCAGGGGAGATAGGAGTTTTGATTATTATCCCATCTAAGGTTCTGCACCGGCTTAACGCTACATATACTTGCCCGGGTACAAAAGCATCTTTAGCGTCGACAGCGATTTGACTAAATGTGAGACCTTGGCTTTTATGTATGGTAATAGCAAATGCTAGTCTTAGTGGGTACTGTTCGTAGTACCCGATAACGTCTTCTACCACTTCACCATCTTTTATAGAATAATCAATGTTATCCCAACGTTCTTTAGGTACGTCGATTGATATACCTCGGTCCGTAGTAACTATTATGTGGTGGTCACTCAAATCTGTGACTCTCCCCATTGTACCGTTAACGTAGCATCTATTTCGGTCGTTTTTAGTAAACATAACCTGTGCGCCAAGTTTTAACTCAATACACTCGTCGGCGGGGTATCCGCCATCGTGCGGGTATTCGCCGTATATGAACGCTTGGAATGTATATAATTTATTTTTTATAGATTCCAGCCGCTTAGAGTTGATATTTCTTGCCGTGCTTGCGTGGGTGCATAGCGTTATGCATCCGTCAGGCGGTAAGAGTCGGTGTTCAGACGAGTATTTACGTGTGAGAGTGGTATAATCCTGTATTGTGGGCTTGTTAACTCTTAGGCGGTTTAACATCTTAGTGAATTCTTGGTCGTTTTGCTGGCGGTATACTTTCTCGAGTTCTATAACATCGTACTCGAGTCTGTTTACTGCTCCAGAATAGAAAAAATACTCTCCAGTATATGCGGTAGAGCATACTGTTCTCCACGTTCTATCGACTACGGGGGGCAGCTGGTATAAATCCCCTATAAATATCATTTGAACCCCACCAAACAGCTCATGCGGTTTTTTTCTGTAGTACCTTAAAATCGTATCAACAGCATCCATAATATCACTTCTAACCATAGAAACTTCGTCTATTATTATGGCGTCCAGCTCTTGTATAAGTTTTATCTTGGATTCATCCACTCTGGCCGTTTTATGTATGAGGGGGTATTTCAATCTGTGGTCGTCTGGGAGGAACGGTCCAAAAATAAGTTTAAAAAACGAGTGTATTGTACTTCCGTTCGCATTGATGGCCGCAACACCAGTTGGGGATAGTACAACTGATTTTTTTCCTATGATATCCATCGCATTTTTAGCGGTTTTTAGTAACGTAGTTTTACCAGTACCTGCTTTACCTGTAACAAACAAATTATTATTACCGTATACGATTTTTTCGAGGGCTTCTTTGAACTCGTTATTATGGCCATCAAGGGGCGTATCTTGGCTTGTCGCGGGGTCTTCTTCATCTGGTATGAGGGGTGAAAGGTCTGAAACATAAACCTGTGAAGCATTCGGCGAAGAAAGTTTTGTATTCAGTAGACGTTTTTTGTTGCGTGATATGACCCTACAGGGTATTTTTCTTGCTGAATTGGTTAAAAGTTCCGGGTTATTCGCGTCTAATTTTTTAATCTTTTCTTTTAGCTGCTCGTACTCCTCGCGCAGAGTTTTTAATTCTGTGTAATATTTTTCTCGCTCTCTGTTGGGGTCTTCACCCTCTTGGGCTTTCTCCTGATTGGAGATGTGCGAATGAGCGAAGATGATTGCAAGCACCACTAACACCACTAATATACTAACTATAACTTCCATAATTTCCCCTGTCGAGTAACCTCAAAAATATTAACCGACCCTAGCAAAAATTTTTATAAAATTTTTTCAGGAATGTGAATCAGATCACTCGTTTATTTGGAGTGTAGTTATCAAGGGGCGAATGGCGGTTGTCAGTGGATAAATGTCGGTTCTTATATGGGTGGTTCGCACAGAAGCACCGTGCGTTCGGTTTGGTTTTTACCGACGCAAATTCAAAAAGTAGGTTTTGAACCTACTGCCGACTTTTTCTGCCACTAAGGAGTATCACTATGAACAATCACGAAATCAATCTACTTGCCAACGACGACAATTATGTATCCATCGACCTTGAGGCTGTACCAAGTAACTATGGTATGGTGTATTACAACGAAGGCACAGATAACACTGTGCCTTGGTGGGAGCAGGGTGTCCTCGTGTCATATGAGGACATCATCGCTGCTGAACGCGGTGAGTACGATGACGACTATTAGTCGTCGCTATCACAGAGGGCATTCGCTGAGTGTCCTCGATGATAGCAATGGTGCTATCAAGCGCCCCTATCATGTGTCGTTACCACATGATAGGGGCTAATCAACTCTATCCAGAAGGAAAATAGTATGACTAACTCAATCGTAAAATCAAATGTATCTGTTGTCAACACTAACGTCATGGCTTTTGTCCACGACTGGGCGCTAAAATCCACCCGCTTTGAGGCGGTGATGCCTGAAAAGGTTGACTTCGCTAATGTTGATTTTCAGCGCTGGTGCGCATTCGCACTGGAGGCTGCATATCTTAACCGTACCGGTAAGACAGACTGTCCATACGCACAATGCAAATCAGCCCTGCGCCGTATCGGTGGAGCGGCAGTGCGTAACGCGTTTAACGAGGCGTTAGGGCACGACCTCAAAAATGAGGAGGTGTTAAAGCACATCGTCGAGGGGACTGTACCGGAGACACTGCAAGACGCAGTGGATGCCGGTCGCGCGGCATGGGAAGTAGTGGATTTGGCATACGCCAAGTTTAGCACACTATTGTTCAGTGGTTTTGCATTGAATGTGCCAAGCATGGATATCCAACTCCTACCGGCATTTGGTACAACTGAGGGGCCGAAGGTGCAGGTACAGGAGGATTTCAATATCGACGATGTCGATGTGGCACAAGTGCTTGCCCCGTTAGGGTGGAAAATTTTCCGTGAAGACGGAGCAAAACGACTCATCCACGCATTGGGTTTGTCAGCGGACACCACGCCGATGGCTGCATGGTTCAAAGGGTTGAGTCGTCTGGCGGTGTTATCGGCGGCGTTCGGCGACGAGGAAACTGTGACAGTCGACATTGGCGGAGCGAACCGCACTATCCACTCTCGCGGTTGGAACACAGGCCGGATGAACTGGCTGCGTAACGCAGTCTATGCTGATAATGCCTACGCCGGCGACCCCCGCGATTATGCAGGGCAGTTGGCACAGCTTGAGGAGGAAGAGGCGACAATGGCGACGCTTGAGAGTGTCTATGAGCAGTACCAAGACGTGTTGAACGTGCTGTGTACACAGATGAAACCACGCGAAGGGGAACCGAAACTGGACCCTAACAGCTTCCGCGTGTTCACCATCGCCGGATTATGGAAAGACGAGTTCATTACCGCAGACGGCACTGTCATCTGCTCTGCAACAGCTGACACGCTCGAAAACGCAATGAAGCTTGTCTCCGAAGCGCGTGTGTATAGCATGAAGTTGTATGCCGTCAACCGTGAGAAAGAGGAGATGGCCCGCAAGTTACACGTCATCAAACAGCTTGGCTGGTAACACTTGACCAATGCCCCCTTTCGGGGGCATTATAACGACATAACTAATAGAGGAGAAGCAGACATGAGACTATCACTATCCAGTGAGAGTGCTGGATTCGCAAGAAATCGGGCGTTAGAGGCAATGCTGGACAAGCTGGCGGAGCGTGAAAGTGACCGTCAAGCGGCACGACGCATTGATGAAGTCATGGCGAGGGTGCGGAATGGCGAAGAAAAAACCTACACCGCGAAGGAGTTCGCCGAACAGATGAGGGTTGAAGGGTATGACATATAGTTTAGTGTTGTCAAGCACCTTCACGAAAATGTTTAAAAGAATTGATATACGGCAGGGCGAGAGGATTCTCGCCTTTCTTTTAGATAATATTGATGGATGTGAGGACCCGAGAGCGCACGGAAAACAACTGAAAGGCGAGCTGCGGGATAAGTGGTCGTATCGAATTGGCGACTATCGCGTGTTAGCTAGCATAGATGACGGAGTGGTTACCGTGACCGCAACCGAAGTAGACCACCGTAAACAGGTGTATAAAAGGAGATGATAATGATTCGGGAAAACATAGAAGTTGAGGTTTCACCTGAGCTTCGAGCGAAGATTGAGGCTACAAAAGCGCGGATGGGAATAGCCCACCTAAAATACTCAGATCACGTCATACGCGCGTTGTTCGAGGCGATGATATGGGAAGAAGAAGAAAAGCCGGGCGGTTTAGCCGCAGCACTAAAAAACTACCAGGACAACTAACCACTAACCACTAACCCCACCCTAACCACAAAGCCACTCACACGAGCGGCTTTTTTCATGCTCGCGCAAACCCCCGTGACAAAGGACAGGGGGCAGTGAGGTGGCAGAGTCACTATCACCTGTCCCCTGTCCTTTGTCAATCACTACCTGTTGCCTGTTCCCTGTCCTTTGTCAATCACTACCTGTTGCCTGTCAAATAAAAATAATAAAAACAATAAGTTAATAAAAATAATCAATTGTCATTGAATAAATAACAAAGGAGAAAGAAAAGATGAAAATTATCATTTTACTAATCACATTACTATTTGCCATTGTCGAGATGGCGGGGCAGGTGTTAGATGGCAATCGTCCGATAACGCTGGGCATTGTCATCATCACCTTGTGCATTGTCGCGCTGACATTGACGGAGGAGAAATAAAAAGTGACAAGTGGAAACTGACACTAAAAAGTGACAGGGTAAAAACGTCACATTTTACCTGCCGATTTTAAGCTTCAATTGATAGAAGATGCCTATCAATTGAAAACTTTTCGATAGGAAACACAAATGCCGTTTAGTCCTTGTCAGAAAAAACGGTCAGTGGCGGGTGTTCAAATTGTCCTGTTTAGCCGTAAAGTTTTCGTCTTTCTGTCTCTTGCACCAAGTGGGTGACTCAGAAAAGTATCCGGTATCAGCTGTAAAGTTTTCCACAATCAGTTGCCAAGTGATTGATTCCAGCGGGATTTGTGACTCCGTGTAAAGCTATGTCAATTCGTGTCAACAGTGCAGGGCCGTGACCTGCTTTCGGGCATCTTCGGCATGACCAGTGCTTCTTGTTTAATGGGTCGCTAGAGGCCGATGACACAGTTGTCACGCAAAGTGACTGTCTACACGACCCGTGTTTGTCGGACTGCTACCTCTAGTGACACCTATTATAGGTCATTTGATAAGTGTTGTCTATCATTTGTCAGATGAAAAGTGACAAGTGAGAAATGACAACTGAAAAGTGGTTAAAAAATAGGCGGCAAGTGTCGAATGGAGTGAGAAAATGCTGTTTTTGGTTGTTTTTTGAACTACACGCATTTTTTCGAATCTGTGTAGTTTTACACGCATTCAGCACGAAAAAAATTGTGCAACAAAAATCGATGCACTGAAACACGAAAAACGACACGGATTCACGAAAAAATCACGAAAAAAACACGGATTTTTGTTCCTCGGCGAAAAACGCAAGTCATTGATAATTAACAAGAAAACGATTTTTGGTGTCAAAAATTATTGAAAAAAGTCGTTTAAAATCAATCAGTTAACATCGATTTCACAGAATTTTTTCAGGGCTACACGGATTGAGTTTTGTAAAGTGCCATTAAAAAACAAGCACTTAACATCGATTACACCAATTTCACACCTTTTTTGTCGCTTGGCGCTGGAAATCACTTTTTATAAAAACTCCAATACCTGAAAGAACGGCGTTTTTTTCGTGAAATTGGTGTAATCGTGGAAAACCCCAGTGTTGGCGCGCCTTCAGCGCTAAATGATAGAGGTTCGCATTTAGATGTCCATTTTTTAATCAATCACTCCAAAAGGATAATGGCAATGTCACGTTATACAAAATACACTCATGAGTTCCGCGTGAACGCAGTGAATCGCGCTAACGAAACCTCGGTAGCCGACGCTGCAAAAGAGTTGGGTATGAAACCCCGTACTCTATATAAATGGGTTGATTTAGTGAGAAACGGTCAACCGCTGTGGGACCCATCAAAAACTAACCCGAAAATCCACCATACACCCGAGTTTAAAGCGTACGCCGTGCAATACGCACTTGATGTTGGAAGTGTTGCGCATGTATCAAGGGTCCTAAATCTCTCCCCTGACACGTTGCGTGGCGGGATTAAGGCTGGCGAATCTACCCACACCCCCTCGAACGCCGACACGTGTTCGGTAAAAAATGAATTACAGCAAATCATCAATCGACTTCAACACCTACTGGAGGCATTCACCCATGATTAGACGTTATCCGCACAATAACTATTATACCCCTGAATTTAAACAGCTCGTGGTCGATTACGCAAGAAAAAACGGCACGAATGCCGCGGTGGCGTATTTCGACGTGCGACCGACGACAGTGTACAAGTGGCTGCGGCAGATGCCACTGACCCCACCACCACCTTTGGTGCTGACATTTAATGATGTAGTGGAGCTTGCAACTGACCGAGTGCCCTACGGCGACGAATTCAAGCACAAGACATATGCCATCTACGACCGCATACAAGATGTGCATACAACCGCCGCATTGGCTGGTATCAGCTGTGAGGTGCTCGAGCGCTGGTTGAGGGAGCGCGATAGTGCAGAAACGCTCACGCAGCGGCATAAAGCCGTAAATAAGCAACTGGTGTTGGACAAGTTATACCAAATCATTCACCTAATTGAAAAGGAGCTATAACCATGACTACAACCACTGTGAACTTAACCGTCGACACACTAAATCTGTCCATCGACACCCTCAATCTTTACTCGTTTGGTATCACTGACGAGCAGATTGAAGAGCTGCAATCCTTGTTTACCAGTCAGGCGGAATCCGATGACGTTGACTGGGAAGACTTATACTGACGCTACCCCATTGAATACGCTTTATGTATTCAATGAAATGCTACCCCATTGAATACGCTTTATGTATTCAATGAATAAGGGGATACCTTTTTGTGCACATTCGGTATTTCACAAAATGTGCGTAAAATCGTATCATTATTCAAAATGGTACATTTTATATATATTCATTGAGCAAGGAGAAACCGACAATGGACAATAAACACGTATTGATTGCAGAAAACCTCGACCGTATGTCGGACACCACTCCGGTATCGTTAACGGACATCAACTCAATAACCGATATTGAAGATGCGGTCGTTGAGTATCATGCGATCGCCGTACCATATTATCGTTTTATCGACCATATCGCCAAATGCCCGGAAAACTTAGCCATGTTACAGGGTTTTGTGTTGAAGATTATCGACGTCGCCCCAGAACCGACGCTGACCATCGCCGTAGGGCGGACGTATATCGACGGTCAGCAAAACCTTGTAACCATCGTTGCTGACATCCGAGACCACACCGAGAAGAACCACCTCACTGACACGCCGTGCGTGTTCGTTGGTATAAAACACCACGACGGTATGGTGCTGACATATGACGACGCAGGCGAGGACTGTTACGGGTCAACCCATCTTGTTAAGGAGATTAAGCAATGACCGAGTTACTTTGGCTGTTGTATTTTGCAGATATTTCCAAATCGTTGGAGTTCGCTGCGGTAGTACTTTTTCTCGCCGTGGCGTTATTGACCGTATTAAAATTTATGATCGAAGCCGATAGTTACAATCGAGACAGCAAGCCTACCTACCCTCGGTGGCAAAAGGTCATCCATATTGTAGCCATAACAATCTTCACCTGCTCGCTGTTTTTACCGAGCAAGCACTTTATCTATTCAGCCGTCGCATTAAAGACGGCGGCGACAGTTGCCGAAACGCCGCTCGCCACGGAAGCAATGCAAGCGGCACAAACCCTTATCAAGCGATACGTCGATGAGACGAAGGCTAATACATCGAAGGAGAAACCAACCAATGACCACTGACACCACAACCTTAACCAACCCGGCTGACATTGACGGCACAATCACCGACGTGCTGAACGAACTGGATGCGGGTGTGTTCACCAACAAAATGACACAGGCGCTGAAACAGGTCGCTTTGGGGGTCGTCACCCACAATAAGCAAGGAAAACTGACCGTCGAGTTCGTCATTAAGAAAGCGGACAACGACAGTGACCAAGTGCAAATCAGTCATAAGCTGAAATACGACATGCCGACCAAGCGCGGCAAGTTGTTAGAAGAGGACACCACCGTCACCCCGATGTATGTCGGGCGAGGAGGTAAGCTGTCCGTATTACCATTAACCTTACGAGGAAACTAACAGATGGAACAAACCTTTACCGAACAACTGGCGGCGACCATTACGGCTAACCTGCCAAAAACCGTATTGCCTTACGCTGTCCTGCCGAACGGCTACAGTGTACACTCGCTGAAAAGGGTTCAACCCGATATTCGACCGTCAAGTGGTGATGGCACGTATCGACGACTTCGTGCGTTACGTTAAGGACTATGCAGAACCAAAAACACCGTGTTTTATCTCACCTAACAATCTGTCAGTCCAGATTGTATTTGACGCAGGGACACCGGACAATCCATGCAAGCCAACGCACTACGCAAAAATGGAATTGGAAATGGAGCCGGAGCACGAGGCGCTTTTCAGTGTCGTAAACACGCGGCAGTTGACGCAAGCTGACGTGATTAACTTCATTGAAGACAATGTGCACTGCATTACCCCGATGGTGAATGAAAGTGCGGTTGACCCGTTACAGGCGTTAGCGGCATTCCGTTCGTTGACCATTAACGAGGCGCAGTCGACAACGTCGGAGTTACACGACCAAGCGCAGTCGGTCTCGTTATTGTCCGGTGTTGAAGCTGCAAGTAAAAAGGCGCACCCGTTACCGACCTCGCTGGTGTTCACCTACACCCCGGCATTAGGGCTGCAACCGCAAACTATCCCGCTTCGGGTGATTGTGACGGCGGACAATGGTAAAGCGGCAATTAAACTGCGCCCGGTACAATGGAGTCAGCACATGAAACGCATCACTGACGACTTCGAGTCCGTATTAAAAGCGGCACTTGACGACAGTGTGACTTTATATGTTGCAGACCTAAACTGACGCTAACACGTATTAGTGGGGCACTTACGTGTGCCCCACTAATAGGAGACAGGAGTTATACAATGGCGTTCAACCCTAATACCTTACGCAAGTTGCGCGAAATGCAAAGCCTCTCCATACAAGCGGTGGCGGATGCAGGGCAGGCTTTACCATTTCACATCTATCAAGTGGAAAGCGGCGAGATGTTACCGGACGAAGACATTTATCGAGCCTACGCACAAGCACTCAACGCGCCGGTGTCCGAGGTCAAAGCGTACACCAACAAGTGGTGTTTACAAAAAGTAGTAGATTTTTTCTATTGGATAGGAGCATAAGATGACTGACACCGACAAGAACGCTGACACCTATGACCGTATTCGCGACAGGGTGTTGACAACCATAACCAATATACTCGCAGAAGAACGAACAGACGGATTACTTGCACTGCCACCGATATTGGTGGGGATGTTGTTTAGAACACAGCGGATGCAACTCGACTTTTTACGCCACGTTGGAGCATCGCAATCCACCATCGAACAGGCGACCACGGCATTTGTCGAGCTGTTGCAAAGCGACATTGCCGAATTAAAACAGTTTGCGGAGACAGGGCATGCTGGAACTAACACTACTCATTAAACCACAACACATTAAATGTATCACTCAGCGGGACGGCGGTCATACGACAATCGTCCTTAACAATGACCAAACGCTAACGGTCAAAGAGTCCTATGACCGTGTACAACGACTATTAGGGAGTAAAGTCAGATGAACGACATCAACCAAACACTAACCGACCGCGAACAAACGCACGGGGCTTTCGCCGCGAACGCTAACACCTCACAGTTATTCAAGCTGGTGGCAAGGCAGAACCCGAAGTGGCAGCAGTTATCTGACACCCAGCGCGAAGCCATCGAGATGATTCTGCACAAGGTGTCACGTGCAATCAACGGCGACCACAAACACGCGGACAATTACCACGACATTGCGGGTTATGCTGCGTTAGTTGAAAAAGAGCTGAACGCACCGGAGGCGAAAAGTGAACCTGAACCAACTGAATGACAACATTATCCAGTGGGCGTGCGCACGTAACCTCCTATCCGGCTCAACACCGCAGGCACAGACCGTAAAGTTGGTGGAAGAGTTGGGAGAGCTGGCGGCAGGTGTCGCCCGCAACAACCGTTTGCTCATTGCTGACAGCCTCGGAGATATGTTCGTGGTCATGACCATCCTCGCTACGCAGTTAGACCTCGACCTGAATAGTTGTGTTGAACAGGCGTGGAACGAGATTAAAGATCGCAAAGGTCAGATGTCGCCGTCAGGCGTGTTTATCAAAGAATCAGACTTGACGAGTGTCTGATAGCTGGTGCACTTGACAGTCGCCGGTTGACAAAATCTCGTAGGCAGTGAGTGGCAGACCAGAGGGCGGGGAAACCCGCCCTCGACCACAGCAGGGGAAACATGACCAAACCAAACAAATCAAATTACCTTTATCAAGTCCGTCCACATCCGAAATACGGCTGGCTGGTAGAAGTCTACAGTTATAAAACCAAGCGCTGGATTGCCCGTAAACATGTGGCCAATGAAGAATTGGCAGAGGCCGCCCGACGCCGTTTCGTTGAGATGTACGACGGAGAGTTAGCCGCAGTTATCCGTAACAGCGACGACAGCAGTCTGCAATGGGGGAAAATATCCGATGCGAGGAAAAAGAAACTACGTGAACGCACAGTGTTGTGATTCAGACCACGACTACTATGACCAGTTTAACCAGCCAAACGACAATGAAGAACCGGACGAGATACTTGACGATGACGGCGACGCCCAGTTTTACCGCTGTTACGGTATCAAGCCGGAAGACTATGATTGCAGTTATAGGAGATAAATCGATGAAACCATTCGATCCAAAACTAAACCACAAAGTATTAATGCCAGAAGGCGCTTATCAAGTATATGTGGCTCACGCCTATGAACGTGTGTCACGCAACGGTAATCCGTATATCACGTTAGGGTTGAAAGTCACCGACGGTGAACGACGTAACCGAGTGATTTTCCGCAACTTCTTTATTGATGGTGATGCAGAGTCTTACGCGGTGCAGCGGTCAAGTGAAGAGCTGGCGGCCATCTGCCGTGCCACAGGCTACGACGAGGTACTCACTGACCCGCAGCAACTGATTACCGGCGTTGAGTTCCCAGTTACTGTACAGCATTACACCCCAGCTTCCGGTGTACCGGAAGAAGCCTTAAGGATTAATTGATATGTTCAAATTGACCCGTACCACTGCATATACCAGTAAAGACCAGAAAAAAGCTGACGTAGCGAACAGTTACATCGGTTACGGCGTACCCGGTTCCTCGACCGCGCGTTACTACACCGACGCACAAGAACAGGGTATCCCAACCAACGACAGTTTTACCCCGACCGCCGATACCGTAGCGTTTGTTAGCGTCAATGGCGGAGCAAAACTGACCGTGGATAATCTCAACCGCACGTTTGACGATGTCAATCGCGTGTTGCAGGCGGGCGGTGAGGTCGTGACAGATAACCCTTATCACCGCTCGCGTAACTACAACACGGGCGAGCGGCAATTGGCGAATTTTTTAACCAGTGTCGGAGCGTTTGAGCACACGACACCGCACTTTTCGATTTGGAGGTTATAGGTGGATACATTTATTTCGCAGGACGTAGTAGACCGCGTCACTGAAAATGACCCTCAGCGTTACTGCTTACATAACACATGCAAAAGAGATGTTGCATTTACCGGGTGGGAAATCGGAACGGAATACGAAACCGATGGTTTTAGCCAGTGTAAAACCACACTTTATTTGACCGGCGGCGGGAGTGTCGTGGTCCGCGAAGAGCGCCACAACGCACTCAAGAAAAGCGACGATTTTTATCAAACGTACGTAACCCGCTCGCAGCGAGATTTGTATGAAGTAATGGGGTTATCGGACACAGCAAAAGAAGTTTATTACATGTTGGGGCTGGAAGATTTGGCAAAATTGGAGGTTGAATAATGCGAAAGAAAACACCGTTCGGGGCTGAAATGGCGGCTATCCGCGCACGATTGGGTGTTGCCCAAAAGCAGATGGCGGAGGATATGGGGTATTCAGGCGCGTTTCTTAGTGCAATCGAGACCGGAACCAAGTACGCCCCACCCGATTTTGGTTTTAATCTTCACCGCTGGCTAAAAGCGCACGGGCAGAATACCGCAGTGGTGCAAATGTTACCGCAAAAAACGAATGACGCACTTAGAGTCAACTGGCTTTTGAAAAATGCAACCATCACTCACAACGGTCAGCGGCTAACGACCGTTGAACAAGTGGATTCGATCATCCACAAAGGGGGAGAGCTATGACCATTACTACTGAATTAATCACCAAAATATATACACGGGAAAAAACCAACGCCCCGTGGACGTTATCTGAAACTGAGCGCGACACCAACCCAAATCCCCGAACCTATGACCTAGTAAGAGAGTCCACGGGCATTTTTAAAATGTTAGGCGGCACGGAATCGTGGCGGCATGAAAGCGGATATTACGTAAACGTCAGTGTTAGTCCAGATGGGCTAACTAAAGTCATTAGAAAAATGAGATTAGGGTAAGGATACAGAATGAGAAAAATTATCCAGATATGCACGATAGAATCGACCCATACAATAAATAACAGTGTCATCGCGGCGTGTGATGACGGCACTTTATGGATTTACGATTTATTTAATGGGGCTTGGGAGCGCCTAGACGACATCCCACAAGAAATAAACTCCACGGCTGCCAAACCTCGACCGACAACTAAACCGGTAAACCAAAAAAGGGTATAACAATGCGGGACCTGACCAAATTCGATCACGTCGTCTGTCTTGATATCGAGACCTACTACGACAATGACTACTCCTTGCGTAAGATGACCATGACTGAGTACATCAACAGCCCATTATTCAAGATGCACTCAATCGCCATCAAACACCGTGGCGGTGAAACACAGTACTTCGACACTGACCACGTCGAGTTGGCAATGCAACACTTACGCAGTCTGAAAAACTGGGCGATGGTCGGTCAGAACACGGCATTCGACGCCGCCGCCCTTAACTGGCGCTTCGGAATCAAACCGGATTTTTACTATGACACGATGTCAATGAGCAAAGGTTTCTGGCCGACGGAATCCGGCGCGCTGAAAGAACTCGCACAACGCGTATTCCCTAACGACCCGACCAAACGCAAAGGCAATGACTTAATTAATTTTCTTGGTGTCGAGACGCTAACGCCGGAACAGCACGAAGCGATGAAACGGTATAACGTGCAAGATGTTGATTTGACAATGGATATCTTCGAAAAACTAATGGAATACGGATTCCCGGAAGAGGAGCTGTATCAGATTCATATGGTCATGCGTATGTACGTCGAGCCAAGTTTCGTGATTGACCGCCCGTTGTTAGAGTCCGCTATTGAGGAAGACGTAACCGAAACCGATAACGCCATCAATGCGGCGCTAGACTTTATTAAAGGTGAGTTGAAAGCGTCCGGCGTCGAGTTCGACTTGCCATTGGACAAGAAACTGTTTTCCAGCAACCAACGATTCGCCCGACTACTGAAAGAGGTCCTTAATATTGAGCCCCCTATCAAAACCAATGCTAAAGGCAGCCCTACTTATGCGTTCGGCAAAAAAGACGTCCAGTTCATCGAAATGCGAAGCCAGTACCCAGACTGTGAACGCATCTTCAACGCGCGTGAACTCGCCAAGTCCACTATCGCCGCGAGCCGCGCAGCGACAATGTTACGCTGCTCTGAGCCGTCGTCACACAACCCCGAAGGGCGGCTACCGGTTCCGTTAAGGTACTACGGCGCGGCGACGGGACGTATGGCGGGGATGGACGGGATAAATCTTCAGAACCTACAGCGCGGCAGTAAACACCGGTTGGCGTTAACTGCCCCTGACAATCATCTCGTGTTCGTCTCGGATAGCAGTAATATCGAATGTTTGTCGGGTGACGGGCGTGTATTAACCGACAATGGGCTAAAACCGTTGAGAGAAGTCCGGCTAACAGACTTGTTGTGGGATGGACATGAATGGGTAAAACATGACGGAGTAATTAGTAAAGGGGTTAAAGATGTCATCGAATATAGTGGAATCACTGGAACACCTGAACACATCGTCTATCTTGCCGACGGAACCAAAAATACGTTACGCGATGCGAAGGCAAATAATTCGCCGCTCTTGGTTGGAGAAGTTAGCGGGCAAGCAGTTCGGGAAGTGAGTAGTACTAAACACACCAATCCCCCTACACGGGAAAAAAATAAAGCTGTGGGTGAAATGTCAGTGTGGGGTGGAATCATTAGTGTCGTTAACAGACTTGCGGAACGGCAAATCGACTGGCTGCAAAAGCTGTGGCGGAACCGAATATCTGAACTGTCGTGGGCGACACTCATCAACCATCTTGGATTGGTACAAGAATCAGGGGCTATCACTGGAGGGGTGTATAACCAAAGCGAAAAAACCAGCAGTGAAAGAATCACAAAGGAGTATCTATTACGACGGATCAAAGTATTCAGCAAAAACATTCATCGACACTTTCGAGCTGCCGGTAAAACCCTGTCGAATATACGAACTACGAAAAGCCAGAAAAACACCAGAACAAATACTGGAATATTACAGGTTGAAGTATTCGACATCGTAAATGCGGGACCAAGAAACCGCTTTACGTATAACGGGTATGTGGTGAGTAATTGCCGGGTCAACGGCTGGTTCGCAGGGCAGACAGACCTACTCGATGGTTTCCGTCACGGGCTGGATGTCTATTCGGAATTTGCTACCGATGTGGTGTTCGGTTATCCGGTTGACAAGTCGATGAAAACTGAGCGGCAAGTCGGTAAGGTCTGTATTCTCGGATTAGGTTACGGTATGGGCTGGCGTACCTTCCAGCGCGCGCTACGCTCAGGACCGATGGGTGCGCCACCAATGGCGTGCTCGGATGAGTTTGCGCAGAAATGTGTCTATGGCTATCGAGCTAAGTACCCGATGATTGCGCAAAACTGGAAGATTGCCGACAGTATAATTGCACAGATGATGTCACCGGATTGCGACATTCAGTGGGGCCCCTTACGCGTAATGCACAACTGTCTATTGTTACCGAACGGTTTGTGGTTGTCCTATCCCGGTTTACGACAAAACGTGATCGAACACGCTGACGGCGTAGACATCAGTTTTGAGTATTGGAACGGCAAGTTTTGGAAAAAGACTTATGGCGCGAACATCATCGAAAACATTTCCCAATGTCTTGCGGGACTTGTCATCAAAGAAGCGATGAATAAAGTTGACAGGTGGCTGGTGGAAAATGACCTCGGTCGTATCGTCTTACAGGTGCACGATGAAATTATTGCCGTCGCCAGAGATGACCACCCGACAATAGGCCCTGACGATATTCAGGCGAAAATTCAACAGTTTATGTGTGAGCAACCGGATTGGTGTCCGGATTTACCGTTGGATGCTGAGGGTGGGTATGCAAAAGAATACTCAAAATAACCTGTCATAAATGATACAAAAAAGGTATCATTTATATCCACTAACACTATTTTAAGATTTATATGGACGACATCGACAAAGCAGAACAGATGCAATCTGTCATCTTAGAACAAAGTATTGCGATCGCACGACAAAAACAGAACAACGCGCCATCACCGACAGGGTGCTGCCACTACTGTCAAGAGCCGTTACCGGCCGACCAGTTGTTCTGTGATATAGGGTGTCGCGACGATTACGTTTGGGAACAAAACCTAAAAAAACGCATGTAGGGGTGTAAAAATGGATGTTGTTTTTCTGGAAGCTGGAAAACCGTTACGAAAATCGTTTGACGGTTCGGAAATAACGGCGTATCCGGTGGTTAAAAATTTCACCTCACATCTTGAGCAACCGACCACACTGCCCGAGTACGCCGACACGCTCCGTAAACACGCCGGCCTCGGGCATTGTCTCTATAAAGGGTTGTTGAAAAAGCCGCTCGTTAACGAATCTAGACGTGGGCAGACACAAACCGAGAGTGACACTCGTTTTTTGGTGCTTGACGTGGACGGGCTGCCGTTAGACATCCCGGGGTTACGTGGGGCGTTTAACGCCGCCAAGTTAGAGGTGGTTGCCGAACAGGTGGTTGAACAAATCCCACAACTGAAAAACGTCAGCTACGTTGCGTGTGCGTCAAGCAGTTGCGGCATGGCTGATACTGCACGGCTACATTTACACTTTATGTTAGATAGTGCGGTTGCCCCGAATACACTCAAAACGTGGTTGCAAAAAATCAATGTTGAGTGTTTCGGCGACAAACTGAAACTGAACCCGCACGGGGCAACGTTGAAATATGTTATTGACCCGTGTCTGGCAGAAAACAGCCGGATTATTTATGTTGCACCACCGGAGTTTGTCAATGAAGTAAACCCGTTCGCCGATGACGCAGACCGGGTTATCTACGTCGAAAAAACCATGTCCGTTGCGCCAGTCAGTATCGAGATTACCAACATCGACCGTGAACAGGTACACCAAGCCATCGAAAGACGACTTGAGGAGCTGCATGAAGCGCGAGGATTGAAACGCTCAAAAACCAGCACGACAAAAATGCGTTTCGACGGTGTGACGCGTGACGTAGTCAACAACCCAAACAAGATGCACATGAAATATGCGTATCACAACGAACAGTTTTGTTACTACAACGTTGGGCCGACCGGCGACAGTAACGCCTACTATGTATATTTGACAAACCCCGAAATTGTTTGGAACTTCAAAGGTGAGCCGCCGTTTTTGTTCGAAAAAGCAGACAAAGAAACCTTTGATTGGCATGTGGAAAAGTTCAAGGATGTAAAAACCGAGGACGGGCAAACACAAAAGACGCCGATGATTTTCCTCGAAGACGCATCATCTTACTACCTCGTGCTGTACTCAAAAGTTGAAGACGCCATTATCATCGACGGCACAACGGGGGAAAAAGCGAAAGCGGAAGAATGGTTTAACAATTACGGTCGTGCAGTACCGGACTTGATCGCCAACGGTAGACGGCGGTTTAACCCGACCTCGACCATCACCTTTGAGTATGACCCGGAGAGTAATTACACCTACATCAACACGTTCCGACCGACGCGGTACATGAAACAGGCGTTGCCGGACGTTATGCCGGGGGTTGGGTATCGCAATGCGTGGTTATTGCAGATTGTCTGCCCGACAATCTACAAAATTATCTCGCACATGCTCAACTACGATGACGCGACTATATGCCATTTTCTTAATTGGTTTGCGTTTATATTCCAAAAAAGAATAAAGGCGGAGACATGTTGGGTATTGCAAGGGACGCAAGGCACGGGTAAAGGGGCATTTTATCGTAACGTGGTGCGCCCACTGTGGGGTGAGCAATACGCGTTCGAGAAACAGTTGCAGAATTTCGAGGACGATAAAAACGGCTGGGAAGAAAAAGCCATGCTGGTGCTAATCGACGAAGTCAATATGAAATCGTTACGTAACAGCGGAAAAACCGAAGCGTTACTCAAAAACTTAATCACCGACGATGAGCGTACTATCCGCGCCATGCGTAAAGACCAAGTTCAGAGTAAGTCATACACCAACATTATCATGTCAACCAACGATTTCGACGCGTTGAATATCCCAGATAACGATCGTCGCTATAACATCGCTCCACGCCAAGAACAGATGTTGCGGACAGCATACCCCGAGTTCGTTGAACAGCGCGAATACGTTGATGGACTGTTAGCGAGTGAAATCGAAGACATGGCGGCGTTTTTACAGCACTTCAATGTCAATGTCACCCAAGCCTACACCGCATTGGATAACCAAGCTAAACAAGATGCGCGTGAAGCGGGTAAATCGAGTGGTGAAGCATTCTTTAGTGCGGTACGAAAAGCCGATTTGGATTATTTCGCGGCAGTGTTCGAAGCACAAGAAACCGACCAAACCATGTTAGTCATCGCGGCAAAGTGCCGCTCGATTGTCAGCACGTGGTTGGTCGATTGCAAAATGCGGCGGCGGAGCAGTGTGGAGATAGAGCAGCTCAGGCTGCTATATCAACTCATAGAAGGTACGCGCGAATTGACCTCGAACAAGTTCGGCCGACTGTGTAAAAAGATGGGGATAGGTTACACCCGTGTAGGGACAAAACGCGGAGTACATGTTACTTGGCGAATGGACGCCGACGTGTTGGAGGCGGCATTAGCAAACATAACAGACCATGATAGACGAAAATTTGAAACCGCACAGGCAGTAAACGATATGAATAAGGTAGGTAACACATGCAATTCAAACCAGATGGTGCAGTAGGTAAGACATTAACGGGCAGACCGCCCGTTATTAATGAACCCCAACAATTCGTACCGAAGCCGCACGAAGATAAAAACAAAATTGACACTGAGTTCGAGTCGGGGTTAATCGCAGCGTGGTCGTTCTCCTCACTCAGTGTGTTTGAGCAATGCCCAAAGCGCAGCGAATTTAAAAGTGTGCAGAAAATCAAAGAGCCGTCATCACCGGCGCTGGAACGCGGTTCACAAATCCATGACCTTGCCGAGCGTTATGTGCGCGGCCAAGAGGGTGATGACCTACCGGCCCCACTACAACTTTTTAAACGCGGCTTTGAAGAGTTGAAACAAGCCTTTGCCGATGGGAAAGTACACTGTGAAGACGAGTGGGCGTTCCGTAAAGACTGGTCACTGACCGAATGGAACGCTGACGATTGTTGGCATCGGGCGAAGCTGGATGCGTTACTTATCGAAGATGACGGTTCAGCACTCATTATCGATTATAAAACCGGCAAGAAATTCGGCAATGAACTGAAACATGGCGAACAGGGATTGACATACGCCATTGACACGTTCCTACGTTACCCAGATTTGGATTTTATCAAAGTGGAGTTCTGGTACTTGGACAAAGGCGAAAAACTGGTACGTGAGTACACCCGACAGCAAGCGTTATTATTCCACCCACAATTACACCAACGCGCGAAAAAAATGACAACCACGATTGATTTTCCTGCGCAACCGTCAATGTTCGCTTGTAAGTGGTGTTACTACGGAAAAGAGGGGCTATGTAAAGACGTATTTGACGCAAGTCAACTTTAAATAAATAGCCCGTTACGCGACCAAACGTAACGGGCGGAGAGACCAACCAAACAACCGACCAAAGTTATCTGATAGGAGACAACGAACATGGCTTTTACAGAAAAGACATTCTCGCGCCTACGTGAGAGTGTAAGACAATCTATGCTTGAAGACAAGCAAAATAACTTAAACACCGGCGGGGTTATCGAAATCGGTCAAGCGAATAATTACGGCATACTCTATGAAATCTCAAAAGCTATGTGCCATTTTTCGATGTCGAGCGAAGCCGACAACCGGGTGACTAGATGTTTAACCAACGGTATCGTTAAAGACGGTGAAATTTTTGTTGATGTTATAGACCCGACGGACGTAATCAAACCGCGAAAAAACATGAAAGTGGGTAAAGCATTGCGTTATTTGTGCACCGAACACGAGCTTAGTAGTGACCGTTTAAAAAGTATCGTAAACAGCATAAAACAAAATACAACACAACGCTGGATAATGTTCACCGACCGCGATATCCACACGCATTATCGGGTGTTAGCGGTAAAACAAAACACCACCTCGTGTATGTCCAAAAAACCGGAATTTTATGGGCGAATCCGTCCGGGTACGGAGGAGGGAGATCCGACTTGGGTGCGATACATCTACCCGACAGAAGCCTATAACCACTCCCCAAACTTGCGGCTGGCGCTGCTCACTGACAAAGACCCAAACTCAAAAGAATTTGACGACGGATACCCGTTTATTGCTCGCGCAATCGTCAATATCGACACCTACCCTCCGGTTTTTGCCCGGGCGTATGGGGTAGAAAACGCCGATAATTATTTCAACCGGGAGCTAAACCAAAGCTGCGGTATTGATGGTAGTTTATTGTGCATCGTCAGAGATGAGGATGGTGAAATAGTCGCACCGTACGTCGATCCGGATAATCGGCTCGACGTTGAAGGTGAGTATCTCAGGGTAAGCGACACTGGAGAGTATGAAGTCGAGCATAGTAGCGGAGAGCTTGACAGAATTTGTAAATGCTACTGTAACCACTGCAATGAATACCGCGATAGCTGTGACGAAAATGATTATATCTATGTAGAAGACCTTGGTGAAGTATACGGATGTTGCCAACACGAATACACAACGCCTTATCGCCGGGAATCGTATTACCTTATAGACGATCTATATTGGAGCGACCACCACGACATGTTCTTACACCCTGATGATGCGTTAGACGTTATCACGTCAGTAAGTATGCGCGGCGACCCCAAAGAAGACTATATACATGAGTGCGAGTTGGGCTACACAGTTGTCGAACTCCAAACTGAATACGGAGGAATACAGTATGCGTTAAAAGACCTATGCGTTGAGACAATAGACGATAAGTGGTTCTTAGCAGCGGAGCAAGTCGAGTTGTATACCGAGTACAACGATTATTACTACGACGTTGAAGATTGTAGTTACTCGGATTACCAATGCACGCTAATCCCAGACAATATCGCAATCCGTACGCCCGATGGCGAAGACTGGATAGATAAAAACAACCTAGACCAATGGAAAAAGGACAATGACTATGTCGAAATTACCGAGTAGCACCATACCAACCATTTGCACTTACCGCCGCGGACACGGCGGTGAGGGAGAGCGGTTATTTATCAATGAATTCTTACTCCCAACACTGGCTGAGGTAACGACTGCCCCAGTCACTGTCGACGGCTATGGCAACATCTTAGTTGATGCTGGCAGGGCGGACGTATTATTCGTCGCGCATGTGGATACGGTACACCTCCCGGAAGAACCACCAAAACAAGTTGTGGAGTTGAACGACTACACGTTGTCGCTGGTATCTAAAAACGCTACATGCTTAGGGGCGGATGACGGTGCTGGTATCGCCGTGCTTTTATATTTACTAAGTCGCGGGGTAGAGGGGCAGTACCTTTTCACTCGCTGCGAAGAACGTGGTGGAATCGGCGCAAGTTATTTCTACGACAACAGTAAAGCGGTACTTAACGCAGCAAAAATTGCTATTGAAATTGACCGCCGTGGCTATACCGATGTCATCTATTCGCAGGGCGTTGGCGACTGTGCGAGTCTTGAATTCGCCACAAGCCTCGCAGACCGTCTAGGACAGAAGATGAAACCGAGCGATTTAGGGTCATTCACTGATATTGCTACGTTCGCCGACATTATCCCTGAGTGTGTCAATCTGTCAGCCGGATATTTCAACGAACACACGCCGAAGGAAACGGTAAACCTTGAGTACGTAGACCTCCTCGCAAGGGCGTTAGAGTTAGTCGTTTGGGAGACGTTACCGATTACCCGCGAAGCAGGAGATTTCGGTAACTACGGGCAATACGACTATTATAATATTAACCGACAGTTTTCAGATGGTGACACCCTAACTTACCGACAAGTCGAAGACCTTGTCAAGACCGACCCACAACTGGTCGTCGATATACTAATTCAACTTGGCGTCACTGCCCACGATGTCAATACGGTAAGCGAAGATTTGTACGGAGTATCCTACGATGACCTCTACAACTATTACTAATATCCCGAAACCGTTTGCACACCAGATAGCTGCGACAAAATTCTGGTTATCGACACCGAGAATGTGCAATTTTAGCGATCCGGGGACGGGAAAAACCCGCGCGACGCTCGACGCGATTGCAACAAGAACTGATGGTGGGCGGACACTAGTCATTGCACCATTGTCCATTCTCGAATGTTCGTGGGGGGAAGACATTAAAAAATTCACCCCACACCTGACTTACTCGATAGCGGATGCGCGACACCGAAAAGAAGCTTTTGAACAAGAAACCGAGATTGTCCTAATCAACCATGACGGTGTGAAGCAGCTTGCCGCACAACCTGAACTGTTGGTGGGCTTTAACACGGTGGTGGTCGATGAGTCTACTGCGTTCAAAAACCGTAATAGCCAGCGCTCCAAAGCCTTAATGCAGATAGTCAATGGTATGGAATACCGAGTTATTTTAACCGGCACACCGAACTCGAACACCGTGGCTGACCTATGGCATCAAATCTTTTTGTTAGATGGGGGCGCACGACTTGGGCAAAACTTTTTCGGGTTCCAGCGTACAGTCTGTAACCCAATGGTGCTCAATACAGGCATGCGTAGCGTGACAAAGTGGGTCGATAAAGAAAACGCCAACGCTATGGTTAGTACGGCCCTCGCAGACATCGTGTTTCGAGTTAAGTTCGAGGATGTTATCGAAATCCCGAGTAATTATACGCGAACCGTTGAAGTTAATTTGCCGGCGAATGTGCGGAAACTTTATAACGAATTTATGCGGGATTCCATTGTCGGGCTTGATACCGGTGTGATTACTGCGGTTAATGCGGGCGCACTGGCGCGGAAACTATTGCAACTGTTAACCGGCGCAGTGTATGACAGCGCTGGTAATGTGCATACCGCGTATAACGAACGATATGAACTGGTACTCGACCTCGTCGAGGAGACCGACCACAGTGTCGTCGCCTTTAACTGGCGGCATGAACGCGTGGCGTTGTGTGCACTGGCAGATAAACGCGGAGTGCGCTACGCCGTTATTGACGGTGATACACCGTTCAACGCCCGCAGCCAGATTGTTGCTGATTTCCAAAACGGTAAGTTGCAAGTCATATTTGCCCACCCGCAATCGGCAGGACATGGGCTAACCTTGACACGAGGCAACCGTACTATCTGGGCGTCACCGACCTATAACGCTGAACACTATCAACAGTTCTGCCGCCGGATTTACCGCGCAGGACAGTCTCGAAAAACCGAGACTATCAGAATTGCCGCCAAGGGAACCATCGAGTCTGATGTTTACCAAAAACTTGAAGGGAAACTTGGCTCAATGAATGAGTTACTTAGCTATGCGAAAGAACTCTACCAACACTCAATTAAACAGGAGAACTGACCTATGACAACTATTAATTTTGAAGTAACCACTCGTTTGATTCAAAAGTTACGTAACGCAACACAAAAACATGCGGCGCTGAAGGATACCGCAAAATCTGTGCAAAAAGAGCAGGAATTGAAAACCCGCATGGCGGAGCTGGCGGACGACAACGATGAAACCGGAAGCGCGCTCGTTGACACTGCACGTGAACTACAAGCGTTACGCAATAACCGTGCGAAACAATCCGAAAAAGTGGAAGAAAATAATAAACTTATCGGGCAATTGAAGTTTTTATTGCACGAAGAGTTGGCAAAAATCGATGTCGACGAACGTACAGCAACATTGGAGGATGTCGGCTTATGATGACCCCACGCGAGCTTTTAGAGCGACACCAAGAACTTAAAGCACAACGTGCTGAACTTACGAGGCAAGACAACGAACTGAAAGCAGAACTGGTAGATATTGAGGGGCAATTGTCGGCCGTACTCGATGAAACTGGCACTGACAGTATCGCTGTGCGCGGTGTTGCGACAGCGTACAAAACGGAAGAAGTCGTGCCGACGGTCGAAGACTGGGAAACCTTTAACAACTTCGCCCGTGACAATGACTTGTTGTTCCTGTTCCAGCGCCGTTTAAACGTAGCTGCGTACCGCGAATTATTGGAGCAAGGGGTTGAAGTAATGGGGCTAATTCCGACTCAGATCACAAAAATCAGCGTACGCAAAAATTAACATTGCATAATTAGGTGTCACTGAGTAATATGGATACCTATTATATAACAGTTAACTATTAACGATTAATCATTAACAACCGACCAAAGAAGGAAAATATTATGGCAACTATTGCTAAAAAACAATCAACCGAAGTATCCACACCCCCTGCATGGACTCCGGTAATGAACTTACCTGCCGCTGCGGCTAACGACGGTAATTTGGGGAATGAAAACGTTAGTAATAACGACATCCTAATCCCCAGACTGAACCTCCTACAAGCACTATCCCACGAAGTTCAACCCGGCGATGAAAAATATATCGACGGGGCGCGTGCCGGTATGTTGTGCAACACACTAAACAGCGAAGTTTTTGACGCCGTGTATTGTGCAAACCTCAATTTCAAATCGAGCTACGTCGTATGGCGTAAACGCAATCTAGGCGGTGGCTTCTATGGCGAATTCTCAACCGAACAGGAAGCGATGGCTGCGCTGCAAGCCGACCCGAACACGAAGCCAGAAGATTATGACGTGTCGGAAACGCATACGCATGTATTGCTGTTGCTTGACGAAACCGGTCAGCCGACAACCCCGATTTTGTGCGACATGCAATCAACAAAATTGCGTGTTTCAAAACAGTGGAACTCGATGCCGCAACTGCGTCAAGGACCACGGTTCGCTTCTATCTGGACGTTGTCAAGTAAAGCGGCGAAAAACAAGTTGGGGCAACCGTATTTCAACTACCACATCGAATTCGCTGGCGTGCCGAGCGACGAGTTGTATGAGCAAATCAAAGCGAAATATTTTGAGTTAGGGTTTGATAAAAAGTAAGTAACTGCGCCCCCGCCATTGTGCGGGGGTTGATTAACTGGGGGCGGTATGGATGATATAACATCGGCGTGGAGAGCGGTAAAAGAATACAAACGCACTAAGCGCGCGATGAACAAAAAGAATAACACCCTATTACTGAAAACTTTAGGGGTGCAGTTTGTAGAAAAGAACCTCGGCGGACACTTAATCATCGACTTTAACGGTAGAAAAATTGATTTTTTCCCGTCAACTGGCCTTTGGCAGGATAGAGGATGTCGAAGAAAGTATAGAGGAGTGGTTAACTTAATAAAATATATGGGGGTATCATGAACGAACCGGATTTCACACGCGCCGTACACAAGCGCTTATCTAACACTGTGTGGGCGTGGAAGATAAATGACAACTACATGGGTGGTATACCTGACGCATATTATCGCTCTGTAAACGGTGGACGAGAATTGTGGGTCGAGTATAAATACCTAAAATCATTACCGAAAAGGGCAAACACTAAGATTGTACCTGCATTAAGCGCGCTACAGTTAAAGATGTTAAATGACACTTTACAAGCAAAACAACAAGCCGTTGTTATTATAGGTTACGAAAGTAGGGGTATAGTGTTGGAGAACCCAGAAGAGTGGGTGCAAGGGGTGGCTGTGGATACATTCATAGAGCGATTAATGGGGTATCACCAGCTTGCAGGATACATTGAATCGAAAGTATTAAGATAGGTTGGGGTACACAATACATAGCATTTTTATTTGTTTTTGACGTCATTTTGGCTCATACTTCAACCGAATTACGACAATAATTAACCTGTAATATTGGAGCGGAGTATGAAAATCGAGAATTTACAATCGCCGGAAGTTAGGGGAGCATTAAAAGCGGAGTTAGAAAAGCATAAGCGCAAAACCGGTAAGTTGTTGGGGGAAATCATCGAAATGATGGGGTACTCGAAATCAACTGCCGTGCGGTACTTGAACGGTTCGTTAAAAATGAACGAGAAGTTTGTCAACCGCGTAGCGAATGTTGTTGATAAACCAATCGCTGAAATTCTCCCTTCGACCCCTCGGGCGTTCGTCAAGATAGGATATACCATGTCTGGTAAAAAGATAGAAAACCGAACCATCAGTGTGCCGTTTCAGACAGTAAATGAGACCAGTTTTGCGGTCATTGTTGATGTAAAAACGCACGGGCTGCGCGAGAACTCAACACTTATAGTGGACGGCATAGAAACTCCGCGGGAGAACGAATATGTCGTATTGGTGAAAAGCGACCGCTGCGTTTACGGGGTGCTTGAACATGAACCTGCGGCACTTGAAAATGTCGCTTGGGCGGTAAAAGAGATGCTGTCCGCAGTAGATATTCGATATCACCCAGTACATAAGGATGACGCAATTTACCCAGTATCCGCTGTCTGCTTCACCGCACCGAAAGAGGCTAAGACACTAACATTTTAACAGGAGAAACCGACCAATGACCAGTGACCAATTACATACAGACCGAATTCTACGCTTGAAAGAGGTTATGCAGAAAGTAGGATTACGGCACAGTGCAATCTATAGCAAAATCAATAAAGGCGAATTCCCGCCGCCGATAAAACTCGGCGCACGGGCGTCGGGGTGGCGCGAGAGTGTATTAGACGCTTGGGTTGCCGAGCGGGAAGCGATTTCCAGAACTTAATAAAGCCGAGCCGACAGCGGCTCGTTCAACAAAATCCCCCCACCATGATAAATATTCACGTCGCTGCCGCTCATAGCGGCTGCGGTCATACGCTGTACGTACCTTATCCCCTTTGACGTGTGCGAGCAGCGACTCTACAATCTCCTCATTAAACTCTTCTTCGTACATTGCGGTGCTGGCAATTGATCGGATCCCATGCGAGCAGAGAATCCCTTGATACCCCATCTTGACTAATGCCTTATTGACAGTTTCACTGCCCATACTTTCTTTGATATTTCCGTTTTTCGGGAAGACAAACACGCTATGACCGCTAAGTGGACGCATGATGTTGAGAACCTCGACCGCTTGCTTAGAGAGCGGAACCGAGTGGGGGCGTTTTTTATTCTTAACGCCTTTCATTCGCTCTTTCGGGATGTTCCACATGAGATTCTCAAAATCAATTTCATCCCAGCGAGTACCGGCGGCCTCCGCCGGGCGAACCACCGTCAACATCTGCCACTCGAATAGGCATCGGGTTTGGAGTGACATTCGAGAACGGTTAACGTCAGCCATTAACGCGGGGAGCTTCTTGGGGTGAATTGACGGGAAGTGGGTCGGTGCGTCACCGGACGGGTATAATTTAGCGAGGTCCACGAGCGGGTTATATTTTATAACCCCGCTGTTAACTGCGTAGGTCATAATTTCATTTAACCCGCGGATAATTTTCTTCAACGTTTCATAAATCCGGCGGTCAGCGAGATGTTTCAGCTTAACATTGACCAGCGGTGCGGTAAGTTCAGAAATGGGGAGATGCCCAATGTGTGGGAATAGGTATTTTTCCAGTTTTGCCCACTGGTCGTGCATTGTTTTTTCAGTAACCTTTGTTTCTTTAACCGCTTTCCAACCTTCGGCCACCGCAAGAACCGTGTGCACGCGATCGAATACTGCCTGTTCTTTCTGTTTGAATAGATAGTCCTGCGGGTCGACGCCCTGAGCGACCAACCCTCGGAGCTCGTCGCGTTTTATTCTTGCGTCTGCGAGACTGACTTCTGGGTATGCCCCGAGAGAGATTAGTTTACGTTTTTTCGTAATATCGTAGTAATTAAACCGCCATAACTTGGTCCCGGTCTTTTTAACCAGCAGATACAAACCATTACCATCTGATAAAGTGTAGTCGGTTTCTTGTGGTCGGGCATTCATTATTTTGGACGCGTTTAAGGGTACAGTTTGTCTAGCCAT